GCCAACGGTGCGCCCTTTGTGTCGTCTTCTACAGGCAATATCACGTTTACTGATACCACGATGTCTCCTCCAGATGGGCAGGACATCTTCATCACTGCGGCCAATTCAGAAGTAGAGATCACGGGCCTAGATTTCCGCGTGGAAGTCACGGATGATGTCAGAATCCAGGGCAACGACATCGTCAGCATCAGGAACACCAGTAATAACGAGGCCATAACCATACGCACCGACTACAATGGTAATGACTACTCGTGGGAATTTGATGCCACAGGCAATCTCACCGCGCCTGGTAGCATCACTGCATCGGGTGACATCACAGTGGCGGGCCACATCACCGGCACCTCAGCGGCTAGCACCTTGGTGCTTGCGGCCGAGCCCAACAGCAATACCGCCATACAACTCAACGACACTGTAGACAGCATCATCAGTACCGTTGCCAATCTTGAGGTCCGCACTGATGTGTCCAACACACCCCGGCTCTGGCGATTTGATACCAATGGTGATTTGACTGTTCCAAATTACATCAATTTCAAAGATGGAACATTCATAGGTGATGAAGGCGGAGCCGGAACACCCGTGTTTAGAGTCGATTCGCCTCTGGGTTTGGGAATAAATCTCACAACAGACAGTGATATAACTGGTAACAACTATACTTGGTCATTTGGCATTGATGGTGTTCTCACAGCACCAGGTAACATTTCGGCCAACAACTTCATAGTTTCAGAATCCTTGATCGGGTCAGATGCCAGTCCGCAGCCAACGATATCAGGATTTAGCACTATATCGGCCACTGGCAACATCACTGGTGCTAACTTGATCACTACAGGCAACGTGGTGGGCAATGTCAGTGGTTATAGCATAGGTTACAGAGACATTCCACAGGTCTCATTCACTGGCAACGCCACCATGGCCACCACAGATGCCGGCAAGCATTTCTACTCAACAGAAAGCACCGACTATGTGCTGACCATAGCCAACAATGCCAGCCAGGGTTTTGCGATGGGTGCTGCCATCAGCATCGTGAACCAGGGCACCGGCAACATCACCATAGCACAAGGTTCGGGTGTGACACTTTACTTGGCCGGTAACGCCACGTCGGGCAACAGGACTTTGAGCACATTTGGCATGGCCACCATAATGAAAGTGGCCACAGACACCTGGTTCATCAACGGTACCGGAGTATCTTAAATGACCGGAATCATGATGAGCCTCATGAACAATGTGGTTCAAGGCATTCCCGATCCTGTGCTGTATCTAGACGCTGAGGATTATTCCGGATCAGGAACCACCTGGCAATCATCAGTGGGCCCGGACGCTACCTTGGTCAATGCTCCAGTGTATGTGTCAGCGGCACCTACCTACTTTGATTTTGATGGCGTCAATCAGTATGCGGAGTTCTTGCACGACAGCGTGCTCAAACCCACAGCAGCCATCACCATGGAGCAGTGGATCTCAGCCGATGACTGGTCCGCGGGCGACAGCGTAAACTATCTAGCATCATTGAGCTGCACCCAGGGCGGTGGCTATGCTCATTACATATGGTCAGGCACCTGGCGCAGTTATGTGCGTGTGGGAGCCAGTTACCAGATACCCACGGCCGATGTCAGTGGGTTTGCTGATTATTCATACCATCACTTGGTGACCACTTTTGATGGAAGATATACCCGACTCTATGTGGATGGTGTGTTGACAGATACCGAAGATCTCGGCACCAGCGGCAATGTGATCGGTTATGATGCCGACAACAGCATCTTGATAGGTGCCGAAGCCACGGGCACCACGGGTGCAGCCGGACAGTATTGGAGGGGCAAAGTGGGTCTCACACGCATCTGGAACCGGGCTCTCACAGACGCCCAGGTCACAGAGATCTACGCAGAAAACTCTGAGAGATTCGCCAACATCGTCGCCACCAATCTCCAACTGTATCTCACAGCAGCTGATCCCAGCAGTTATCCTGGCACAGGCACCACCTGGACCGATCTCAGCGCCAATGGTTACACAACTACCTTGTCGGGTGCTCCTGCGTTCAATTCAACTTATTTCACATTTGATGGTACCACGGAATACGTGGACACCAACCAAAGCCTGGGCGCAGAATCATTCTCAGTGGGTGCTTGGTTCCGCACCACGGCCTCGGGCATCAACATGATCCTCAGCAAAGAGACCACAGCAGGCTGGCCTTGGAACTATCGCATATGGCTCAACAGCGGGCAGATCATCGGAGACATAGCACAGAGTGGGGGTACCAACAACGCCATTAACAGCAGTGGGCCTACCTACAATGATGGTAGTTGGCACCTGGTGATGTTTACCCGGAATGATTCAACCCTGACCTTGTATGTGGACGGAAGCCAGATCGCTTCACAGGGCGACACGCTGACCGGCACCATCGTCAACGCACAGGAGCTCTGGATCGGGCGTAGTGCTTTCACAGCCGGCGGCACCAGGCCCACAGGCAGTTATCAATACACCGGCGACATCGGACAGATATTCATTTACGACGCAGTTTTGACCCCCACTCAAGTCCTGCAAAACTACGACGCCACACGGGCCACATACGGTTTGTAGCCCGTGAAAACCTGCTAAATACTCCAAAGCGAGGATAAACATGGCCAAGGAATTAATCAACATTGGAAACAATCCCAATGATGGATCTGGAGATCCGTTGCGCACGGCATTCAGCAAGTGCAACAACAACTTCAACGAACTTTACAGCCGTTTGCAGAGCCAAGTACCTGCCAGTGCAGTGGGATCCGTGGGCGACTTTGCCGGCATGATCGCCGTGGGGTCAAACCCCTTGAATGAAGCCACGTACGGCAAGTTTTTTTACTGTTTTGCAGACTACGACGGCAGCACAGAAATATGGCGCATGCTTGCTGGAACCACTTTTGACGGATCTACCATAGAATGACACAACCGGTATGGGTCACCGATTCCGGCAGCCTTGGCACAGTGCCCGAAGGACGCTTTTATCGTGTGCCTGTGGTGGCCGAAGCCGGAAGTGCCCGGGTATTTTATCGCGTCATCGCCGGAAATCTACCCGTGGGCATGCAAGTCACGCCCGATGGATTAGTGGAAGGTATACCCAAAAATCTAGTGCTCATACGCGGAGAGCCCCAGGATCTTGGCACCGACATCACCAGCTCGTTCGTGATACGAGCCTACACTGTACGACTTCTCAACGGAATACAAACAGTAGATCGACTCAGTGACCGCACGTTCGAACTCACTGTGACCAGTCAAGCAGTGCCAAATTTCACTACCCCGCCCGGTCTCTTGGGCACTTACTACGACAGTGATGCGGTGTCCATACAGTTGGAATTTTCTGACAGCAATCTCGATGAAACCATCACTGTGCGTTATCTGTCAGGATCGTTGCCGCCCGGACTTGCCATCACACGCACCGGTCTCATCACCGGAGTGATACTGCCCTATACTGCCACCAGCCAAGGCATCAATCTGCCCGTGGGCACCACACCAGGTTATGATACCACGCCCAAGGGCGACTATCCCTATGATTTCATCACCAGGGGAGCGAGCCGCAATTATCAATTCGCGGTAGAAGTCAGTGATGGCAAAGATTCCAATGTACGCACTTTTGAGATCTATGTGTACTCGCGTGATAACATGACCGCTGACACCATAGATTTCACTGCCGACAACACTTTCTTGACCGCAGATCTCGTGCCAAGTCGAGTTCCGGTGATCATCACACCCGAGGGTGACGTCGGACGGGTTCGCAGCGACAACTATTTTAGCTACCAATTCTTCGCCCAGGACTTTGACGGTGATGACATACAGTTCGTGGCCACCACTGGTGCTGGTCTGGGCTACGATGAAACCCTGTACGACGAAGAAGGGTTTGGTTTTGACCGAGGCGCTTTGGCTCTGCCACCGGGACTGACGTTTGATGTCAACACTGGTTGGCTGTACGGTTACATTCCCGATCTAGGCGCCACCGAGCTCACATATCGATTCGCACTGCGAGTGCGCAAAAAAGACAATCTTGCTCTCATCAGCGATTTCTACTATTTCACGCTTACGATCACCGGTGACACTGACACTGACATCAATTGGCTCACCGAATCCAATCTCGGATACATCATCAACGGTGCCATTAGCACGCTCAAAGTCGAGGCCGAAAATGTGGGCGGTCGCAGCCTTCTTTATCGTTTTGTTTCGGGATCCAAAAGCCGTTTGCCACAAGGCCTGAGACTGCTGCCATCAGGAAACATCACCGGGCGTGTGAGTTTCAACACTTTTGCTCTGGACAATGGTACCACCACATTTGATCGCAGCACAAGAAAAGTGTACGACTATGACGAGACCACTTTTGATTCGCAGTTCTCGTTCTCTGTGAATGCCTATTCTCCACAGACTGAAAAGCTGGGTTATCAAGTCGAGCGCATCATAATCACCGACGGCGGATCGGGATACACCGAACAACCGCAGATCATCATATCTCCGCCGCCACTGAGTAGCAGCGCGATCCGTGCCACAGCCGGATTGGCCACACTGGACAGCAATGGGCGTATCACTTCGATATCAGTGGGTAACCCAGGTCGCGGTTATCTGAGTCCTCCCACCATCACCATCAGCGGAGGAGGAGGAAGTGGGGCCACCGCCGAGGCCGTGATCTCGATCCTGGACTTGGTCAATGCTGTGAGTTCGGTGCGCAGGTTCACTGTGCGCATCAATCGCGTTTACAACGAGCCTTATGAAAGCATCTACATCAAGGCCATGCCCACCAACGCAGATCGCAATTTCATCACAGGGCTGTTGTACAATCAAACCTTGCTGCCGTACGATAGTATCTACCGTGCCGACGATCCCAACTTTGGTATCGCTCAGTCCGTGAAATACATACACGCCTATGGACTCACTGCTGCCACCCTGGACGACTATGTGGCAGCCATGCAGATCAATCACTACTGGAAAAACATCACACTGGGTCCCATCCGTACAGCACAGGCACTGGATGTAAACGGCAATCCCGAATATGAAGTGATCTACTGTGACGTCATTGACAACTTGGTGAACAATTTCGGAGTCAGCGTGGGCAAATCCGTGCGCTTGCCTTATCAAGTCGAGTTGCCAGACAGCAGCTTGGTCAGCACAGTGTATCCCAACAGTCTCATCAACATGCGAGACCAAATCATTGACAACATCGGTCAAGAGCCCACCATACTCCCAAGATGGATGACCAGCCGACAGAAAAACGGCGAAGTCTTGGGTTTCCGACCGGTATGGGTCATAGCCTATGTCAAACCCGGCGAAGCTGATCGACTGGCCTATCGCATAGATCGCAGCATCGGAGATCAGCTCAACACCATCGATTTCAAGGTAGATCGCTACGAGCTTGACAAGAGCCAGAGCTGGCTGTGGAATCCTGTGCTGAAACGCTGGGGCGATGCTCCACCGGCTGCCACCACCTTTGACAGTTATACTCGGTACCTTTACAACATACCCATACTGGACACCAATGGTGTGGTGGCATCTACCGAGACTTTCGTGGCCAATGGTACACAAACAGTGTTTGGTTTCGTGCCTCTGGAAAACATCGGCGCCATTATAGTCACCATCAATGGTATCCAACAGCCCTATCTCAGTCCCACCACCGCTGAGATCGACACCGCATATCGCATAGTTTACACCCGTATTTTGCCGTATTATGCTATCACAGAATGGGACATCACCGAATTTTATCAACCCAACACAGTGGTGGTGTATGAAAATCTCTACTACGTGAGCCGTTATGAGGTACCGCCTGGGGTCAATATCACCAGTGAATTCTACTGGCGCCAGATAGATCCGCCCAATCAAGTGGTGTTCCAGACCGCGCCCTTGAACACTGCGGTGGTGTCGATCTATCAGATCAAAGATCGTTACATACTCAATCCCAATTCACCAACTCGATCTTCCACCACGTTTGATGGTGGCAGCACCACGTTCGTCAACGTGTCAGATACGTGGACCGGTGGTGATGAGCGTGATAAATATCTCGCGTTCCCCAAGATCAACATTTTAGGATAACAAAATGCCGTCAAATATCAACCCCAACAACATCAATGGTGCCTATCCAGTGGCCGGACAGGACAACGACAGCCAGGGTTTTCGTGACAATTTCACGAATACCAAGACCAATTTCGCTTTTGCTTCGGCTGAGATCACTGATCTACAAGCCAAGGCTGTGCTGAAATCTGCGCTCACCGGCACTGTTCTAGACAACAACATGAACAACAGCGTGCTCAGCAACGCACAGTTCATCAATTGCAGCGTGCCCAAGCGTGAGTTGGGCACTGTCACTGCGGCCGAGCTCAACTTTGCCAGCTCGTCCTACTACACGTTCACCACGGGTGGATCAGTGACCATCAGCTTGGTGAATTTTCCGCCCTCGGGCCAGATGGGCAGCCTGCGATTCCAGGCCAACATCACCAACACCAACTACACCCTGATACTGCCCAGCGCAGTCAGCATCGGTGTCACCAATGTGCAAGGTTACAGCAACAACGTGATCACCTTCAACAAGACCGGTGTCTACGAGTTTGAAATACTGACTTCGGATGCGGGCGGCAGTTTCAGTTTGTTCGATCTCAATCGCAACCGAGATCCTCTGTTCTTGCCCAGCAAAGAAAATCTCACATTTTCTTCCAACGTGGGCAATCCCAGCCTGCTGGTGACTGCCACTTATTTCACCACCACTGGTACCTGCACTGGTACATTGGCCGTGGGCAGCGAAGGACAGCTCAAGACCATTATGGCACGAGATGTGACTTCGGGCACTTATACTCTCACAGTCACTGATGCTGGGTGGCGTAGTTCGGGCAACGGTACCATAACATTTGATGCCGTGGGCGAGAGCGTGATGCTGCAATACATCGGTGCCAAGTGGTATGCCGTGGGCGTGAACGGTGCCACACTAGCCTAACCAAAAATCGTTGACAGAGTCGCCGGGGTCGTGTTAAACTGATCCCGAGTCGACAAAATGGAACATCCTTTAATACACAATCTCGATGATCTCAGCCTGGAACAACTTCAGGAGCGCATCAACGACATCACCAAAAAACTGTCGTGGGCCACACGTCACAGTCCAGCTCTGGCCGGGCAACTCGGCATGGTTCTAGAAAGCTATCGAAACAAGTATCAAGAAAAACAGCAGAAGCTCTGGAACGATTCCAAAAACAAAGGGTCGGACTACTCAGATCGGATCGATGTATCATGAATGTACAAATGTCTAAATCCTGGGAATTTGATTGCGTCATCGTGAGCGACCTTTACGATGATCCGTTGATCAATCGCTACAGCGTGAGTTTGGTGTTTACCACCAACTGCGATGACAGCACAGACTACAACACCGCCTATCGTAGGATAAAGTTTTGGATCACACAAATCATGCAGGATTCCGTGATCATCAATCATGACCATGCCAAAATCTCGGTGTGGCAAAACACTGGTATGCGTGTGTTGACCATAATGGATGAACCAGTAGACCAACTGGTGGGCATGATGTTATTCTCTAAGCTACAAGCGATTTGCGAGGATCGAGTCATCATAAATTCTCTCATGATTTCCAGCAGCCTGGACGAAGACATTGGTTATCACCACGACTCGGACAGTGATTTGTCGGTGTTTGAATCGTCGGGTTGGTGGAATGATGCTCGACCCACCTGGGAGCATCACAAATCTCATAAAACACGTGGCAACAAAGTGATCAGCATTGATCGAACGCAGGACTGGAAGAAACTGGATCTAGGTTGGAGCTCTGAACAGGGCAACGTGGTGCTCAAGGCCGATTTTGGAAAAGATGAAAACCAATAATCTCGGCGAGATCATCTACGACAGCAACGACGTCATTGACCTGGTCATGCGTGGAGTTGATGTCATGTCCTTGGAAAAACTCACCGTGGACAGTGACATCAACGTCGATGAGTTGATGGCGCATTTCCAAGAAGCAGGAAAATTGTCAACATGGACACCAGCCAGCTCGGAACAAGACACAGGCATCTATGATCAGTGGCAGCAACAGCAATGGTTGATGCCCGAGGAATATCGCGATCTAGACATCGCACAACATGTGCTGTCTCTGTGCGAATCCCAAGCCGAGCTGCAACGCTGTGGACAAGAATTGTTGATGTTCCAAGAACGCGACATGTTTGATGTGTTGAAATATCTCAAGTACCTGGTCGACGTGATGCAAACAAATGGTGTGATCTGGGGTGTGGGCCGAGGCAGCTCGGTGGCCAGTTTTGTGCTCTATAAACTGGGAGTGCATCGCGTCAACAGCTTGTTCTATGATTTAGATCCCAGCGAATTTCTGCGTTAAATACCAATCTAAGCAAGGAGTTTCTAATATGTCTAGCACCTACCGTACCGCACAAGGCAAGATGGTGGATATCAATGCTCTGCGTCTCAAAAACGAAAGTGTGAGAGCCGTGGGCAACATGAATGTCAATGCCAAAGGCGACCTAATCGATTCTCGCAATCGAACCATCAGCACACGCAACAATCAGGTGGAAAATCAATATCGCAAACAAGTGGATCGTACTGGCAAGCCCGGAAATGTCAATCACAATCCTCCAGCCACCAGTCTGGCCGATCTCGAAGCCGAACAAAAATTGTCCGAAAAGCCCACGAGGAAAACCAAGACCAGTGCTGCCAAAGTCAAGGACGATGCAGCCAAACCAGTGTCTGAAAAACCCCAGGTACCCGAGACCAAGGTCGTAGACAAGCCGGCCGGCAGCAGTGGCGGTCTTTCGGCGGCCATAGCTCGTGCTCGCGAGATACGGCAAGAACCCATCGACAACAAGGATGCGCTGGCGCAAAAACGTCCCGGCATCGTCAAGATCTAAGGAGTTGACATGAGTATCAATCCAACTCGCATCAACAGTCTGCGAGCATTGCATGATCATGTGCTGGTCGAGGACATGGACTTTGGAGGCCGTCAACTGAGCTCGGGAATCATATTGCCCAGCGACAACGGCAAGAGTTCTGGCATACGTCCACGTTGGGGTCGTGTGTATGCAGTGGGGCCCGAACACCAGGATGTCACTGTGGGACAATGGATCTGCGTGGCACACGGTCGCTGGACTCGCGGCGTCACCATCGAAGACAGCAGCGGGGTGAAAACCATCCGCAGGGTTGATCCCAATGACATCTTGCTGATCAGCGACGATCGGCCCAGCGATGATACCATGAGCGATGCAGTGGTGGTGCCCGAACGCAGCCGTTGATGGGCTTCCACAAACCCAGCATAGAAGATGCTTATCAAGCGGTGCGTCGACTTTGTGGAGAAATCTCCAGTCCCTACAACGACGGTTACACCGCTTCCACTTGCAAACACGAACTCTATCTGCTAAAATGTTGGTTAGAAGACACTTATGCCAGTCTGCCCAATTTCACCAATGAAGCAGACTGGGAAAAACAACGATTGATGGATAAATTGCGAGACACAAAATGAAACAACTCTGGACCGAAAAGTATCGCCCAGCCAAGTTAGATGACTATGTTTTCCGTGACCAAGCACAAAAAAATCAAGTGGCAGGTTGGGTGCAATCGGGCGCCATCCCGCACCTGTTGTTTAGTGGTGCGCCGGGCGTGGGCAAGACCACCTTGGCCAAGATCTTGATCAATGAATTGGGCATCGACGACTACGATGTGCTAGAGATCAACGCCAGCCGTGAAAACTCGGTGGATACCATCCGCGACAAGATCACGGGATTCGTACAAACCATGCCGTTTGGTGCGTTCAAGGTGGTGTTGCTGGACGAGGCCGATTATATCAGTCCCAATGGCCAGGCCGCACTGCGTGGCGTGATGGAAATGTATCACGCCAGTGCTAGATTCATTCTCACATGCAACTACCCAAATCGAGTGATCCCTGCTCTACACAGTCGATGCCAGGGCTTCCACATCGAACGAGTGGATGTCACTGAATTCACTGCTCGTGTGGCCACTGTGCTGGTCACCGAGGGCGTGGAATTCGATCTCGATGTCTTGGACACTTATGTCAAAGCCACTTATCCCGATCTGCGCAAGTGCCTCAACATGTGCCAGATGAATTCCACGTCGGGTCAGTTGTCCCGACCACACGGTGATGAAGGCGGCAGCCAGGACTGGAAATTGTCGGCCGTGGATCTCTTCAAGAAAGGGCGTGTCACAGATGCCCGGCGCTTGATATGCTCGAACGTGAGACCCGATGAGATGGAAGATCTCTTCCGCTGGATGTACGACAATCTAGAACTCTGGAGCCAGGATGTTGACAAACAAGACGAAGCCATCGTGATAATCCGCAATGGATTGGTGAACGTGCCCATGGTGGCTGATCAGGAGATCAATGTGTCTGCCACACTGATCGAATTGTGTCGTCTTAGATAACCAAAGATTATGCGATATCTCATAGTAAACTATTACCAAAAGCCTTCGGGACAAATGGACGAAGTGGTGCAGATTTCCAAACGCACCCGCAACAGTGATTTACAGTCCGCTGGTGTGATCCTGGATTTCAAAACACAACAAGTGCTCAAATGCAGTGTCAACGGGCAGGTGGGAGATCGTGATTGGACACGAGTGCGAGATTTTTACAATCAGCATTATCCCGAGATCGTGTCCCAACTGGAAAAAGTCAATGAAAAGCAAGATAATCCTGGTTGATGCCGACGGTGTACTCCTGGACTGGGAGTATGCGTTCGATATCTATCTCCGCACACACGGGTTCAACAAAGTAGAGGGCGGCAATCTCAAGTACGACATCGGCAAACGCTACGGCATCGATCGAGATCAAGGCAAAAGACTGATCAAGATCTTCAATGAATCAGCTCACATCGGATTCTTGCCACCCTTGCGCGATGCCATGTACTATGTAAAACGCTTGCACGAAGAGCATGGCTATGTGTTCCACTGCATCACCAGCCTTAGCCGCGACGAAGACGCCCAAGAATTGCGCAGGATGAATCTCCGCAAACTGTTTGGTGAAACCGCGTTTGAAAAATTTGTTTTCTTGGACACCGGTGCCGACAAAGACGATGCCTTGCTGCCTTATCGTGGGTCGGGGCTGTGGTGGATCGAGGACAAGATCGTGAACTGCCAAACCGGGTTGGCCTTGGGTCTGCGTCCCTTGCTCATGGAGCACGGACACAACATGGACTACGAGGATGACAACATCCCCCGTGTGCGCAACTGGCGCGAGATCTACGAAATCGTCACCGGGCAGCGCGACGAACTGGCGGCCACTGCCCCGATGACAACGTTCTAAGAGTACATTTCTAGAACTTTTTCGATGATGGGGTGACGTTGCACGTCGTTGGACCCTAATCGGCAGATACGTAGGCCGTCATACCTTTGCTTTTCCAATCTCGCAGCAAGGTCGATCAAGCCATTGTTGGCAACTGTTCGATCCGTTTGTTCAACGTCACCCGTGACCACTATCCTCGAACCTTCGCCGATTCGAGTCAGTAACATTTTCATCTGATTGGGCGTGGCATTTTGCATCTCGTCGGCCACGATCCAAGCTCGCTTGAAGGTGCGTCCACGCATGAACGCCAGGGGCGAAATCTCGATGATTTCTTCCTCGATGAGGCGCACTACTTCGCGAGGGTGATAGAATTCTTTCATGATGTCCAGCAAGGGGCGGGTCCAGGGTTCCATTTTACGCACTAGATCCCCGGGAAGGAAACCGTGTTTTTCATCTTCCACGCCCACGGCTGGACGTGTGAGTATGATACGGTCCACTGCTCCCATGCGCAAATCTCGCATGGCAGCCATCATGGCTAGATAGCTTTTACCGGTACCAGCTGGTCCTAACACCACTGTGGCCACGGCAGCGGGATCCAAGAGATTCACGATCAGTTGTTCTTGACCGCGTGTCTTGGGCCTTAGCTCGATGTGCCGGGATTTTCTAGCTTGGTTGAAGTCTATGGTGTTTTCTTGCTGGGGCTCTTGCTGATATTGCTGGCGGCGCTGCGCCTTGGTTCCACGTGCTCTGCTCAAGTTGATCCTCCTTTGAACGTGTTGCATAGATATTTAGGTGAACCCGATCCAGAGAAATCTAGAAGTGTTTTGAGCGTAGAATCTGTATAAGTAAAAGACTGGGTTGACTATCACTGCTAAAATCCCAATCACACACACGCGGATAAATAATTGCATGGACAAAGATCTGTTTAAAAATCACGAAGACTACTGGATGGTGTCGGACAACATCCGAAAACTGTATCTCAGTGAAGGCAGCATCGTGAGTCTCTTGGATTTCGAGCGTGTGCTGGACGAGCTTGATCTCTATGCTTTCAAAAACTGGCAGTTGGGCGAATTGGTGCAAGGTCCCGTGATCAATAGATACACCGTGACCTGCACTTTTATGTGGCCAGAAAAACTCATGCCCGATCCCCGCGGCGGTCGCCGACTGTTGCCATTTGACTGCAAGATATCGTATCGTCGCACCAAGATAAAAATACCTGTCAAGATCGAAGATCCCGATGACTTTGTGCCCGGCACACACAAAGCAAGATTGATAGAAAAATCGGTTTGGTTGGTAGAGATCGAGATGCCCAAGCGCCTCATGAATGACATACGCACGGGATCGGTGGAACTGGAAGATCAAGACATTGATCTAGCCGAACTTGATGCGGCCTATGAAGAAGATCTGGATCAGAAAGAATATCGCGAGCAAGATGCCGACGCTCAATCTCCCGAACAAGGACAGCAAAATGTTCCAGCCACTATCTGAAGCCCTAGAATACAAAGACATGGAAGGCATGATCAAGCCCACCATACACGTGGACGAATTCTCGGCCAAGATGGGCGACGACGATGACATCATCGTGATCAGCTTTTTCGTACGAGATCGACAGGCCGCAGCAGATCTCGCAGACTGGTTTGAAAAAGGCTATGACTGGGTGCTGGATGCTGACACATCACCGGGCGAAATCAAACCCGGACGTTATCTTGTGTATATCGAAATGCGTCGCCGCAGCTCGATAGGTCGACATCTCCAGACCATGATCGAAGATCTCAACACCTTGACCGAGCTCGAGCCCAACGAATGGCTCATGCACTATGAGGATTCTGAAACACCGTTCACGGTGGAAAACTTTGACCGCATCGTGCCACTCAGTCCCAAAGAATACCGAGCTCGACGCGAGACCGATCTCAACGAAGTGCGCATAGCAGCCGGCTTGCCCACTCATCGCATCTATGATCAACGCGATGCTGATCTACGGAAACTGCAAAGCGCCGCGGGATTCTAGCACATCAACCCAATGAAGCTCAAGAGTTTTGGGTGCAGTTTTATCTTTGGTACCGATTTATGCGACATCGCGCACAGCACACATCAAGCTCTGCCCAGCAAATTGACTTGGCCGGCGCTGGTGGCACAACGACTCGAACTTGAATATTGCTGTTATGCCCGTCCCGGGGCCGGAAACCTGCGCATAGCAGAAAATGTGTTGGCACACGCTGCCAGCGGCGAACATGATTTGTTCGTGATCGGATGGACCTGGATCGATAGATTTGACTACACCGACACCGAAGATCGCTGGCACACGTTGTTGCCCAATGACACAGGATCAGTGGCACGCACCTATTATCGTGATTTACACAGCCAGTATCGCGACAAACTCACCAATCTCATAATCATGCGCGACACTGTGTCAGTGTTGGAAAAACATGGCATACCCTATGTGATGACCTGCATGGACGAGCTGATAATGGAACAAAAGTGGCATGCCACCACAGCCGTGACCCAAGCCCAGGATTTCCTTGGTGCTAGATTGAGCGATTTTGACGGCACCAATTTCTTGGGCTGGAGCGAACGACAAGGATTTGACATCAGTGCCACCATGCATCCCTTGGAGCAGGCACATCGTGCTGCGGCAGATTTAATGTTAGCGTCATGTCAAGCAAGACTCTGAATGCTAAATATCCGGGTAAAGGAGACTATTATGCAACTCACCCAAAATTTCAGTCTGGCCGAGATGGTCAAAAGCGAAACTGCACTGCGTCGCGGTCTAGACAACACACCCGGTGATACCGAGATTGAAAATCTACGCACATTATGCGAGCAAGTGTTACAACCCTTGCGTGATGCCTATGGACGAGGCATCAAAGTAAACTCGGGATTCCGCCACCCCGACGTCAACGCTGCCGTGGGCGGTAGCCGCACATCGGACCACTGCAAGGGCATGGCCGCTGACATCGAGATTCCTGGAGTCCCCAACTATGACTTGGCTGCATATATTGAGCAATATTTTGATTTCACTCAACTTATTCTTGAGTTTTATACTCCTGGTATACCCGACTCGGGTTGGGTACACGTCAGCTACGACCCCAACAACCTCAAAAAGCAGGTCATGACAGCCATGCGCGAAAACGGCAAGACTGTTTACAAACAAGGATTGATAGCCTGACATGATCGGCATCGGTGGTGCCATCAAGGCCATATCAGCATTGTTGATCGTGGCCATCATAGCCGCAGGCGGGTGGTACATCACCGGCCTGCGAGCCGATCTAGCCATAAGCCAATCCAACGAAGTCAAGCTGCGAGAAGGCATCGAAGAGCAACAACGACTCATGGAAAAGATGCGTGTAGACATCGCGGCCATACAGCGTGCCAATAATCAGCTCAATGAAACCATCAAACGCCAGGCCGAGGATGTCACGGCACTGACAAAGAAATTCAGCCAGGATCGACAAGGCAATGCCCGAGATTTTGGTGAGTTTGCCAGTACCAAGCCCGAGTTGGTGCAAAATCTAGTGAATCGTGGCACCAAAAATGCCTATCGCTGCATGGAGATCGCATCAGGTTCACCGCTCACAGACGAAGAGCGGTCGGCCACTACCCGAGACAAAATCAACCGCGAATGTCCCAGCATCGCCAATCCCAATTATCGCGGTGGTGCCTTGGATGCTGTGGTAAAGTCGGCCGAGCGTGCGAGCGAACCTGTTCGGCCCGCCACGGTTGAAACAGTGGCACCAAAAACAGAGAGCGCACCTGCTGCTCCGGTACGCACAGCACCGCCCCCGCCAGTGCGACCACCTCCGCCGGGAGCCAAGAAATGATGCACAAGTTGATGACGATGGCTGTGTTGGTGCTGGCATTGCCAGGCTGCGCTGTGTTGCCCAACATCTGGGGCAAGTCCACAGAGCCGGTGGTGATAAAAAAAGAAGAAGTGGCTCGCACACCTTTGAACTTGCCCGACCCCGGTGCTCTCAAAACCACACCAGTGACTTGGATCGTGGTGACTCCTGAAAACATCAATCGTGTTTGGGAAGAGTTGCGCAACAAAAAAGCCGATCTAGTGTTGTTTGCTCTCACCGACGATGGTTACGAACAACTTTCCATAGATTTCGCACAGATCCGCAACTTCATCGAACAACAACGTCAAGTGATCGTGGAATATCGACGCTATTACGAACCCGCCAAACCCGATCCCAAGGAAAGTAAAAAATGAAAAAATTTTTCGTGATCTCAGTGCTGGCACTATCAATGTCTGGTTGTGCAGCCATCAAAGACCAAATACCAAGTTTTTGGGACGACAATCAAAGTGCCAGCATAGTCAGCGTGCGCCAGCATGTAGAAAACATCGATTGCGCCAAACCACAGGCACCGCAAGTGATGACCATCTCTCAGAACATACGTTGGTTCCAGCTCTACAGCGAAAGCAAGGGCAGTCTGCAGAAAGATGTGCTGCGAGTGGTGGATCCCATGAGCAAGACCGTGGCCGATTGGCAATCCCGGCTGGATCAACAAGCCGAGGCGCCATCCCGGGCCTACTGCGAAATCAAGAAAAAACTCTTGACAGCGCAGTCAAAACTGGCGGCCCAGGCAGTGCTGGGACGTTATTGAATGATAAATCCCGAAAGGTTCGAAAAAATGGAAGCATTGAGAGAAATGTTGGGCTGTGGCCATGGTTGGGCTGAGGAGCGTGCTCGCATCGCGCTAGAGATCACTGATCAGTATCATCAGCAAGCCATCAGTCGCGACGAATATGTAGAGCTGTTGGAAGATCTCATCCGTACCGATGAACTGGATGTGGAAGCCAACGATGTGGCCGTGCGCGGCATGCTTGTGACCGGTGTCATGGGATTGATTTCGGTGGCCTGATATGCGTGTCATAGCCGGTCCTTGTCAGCACGAAAATCTCGCACACAGTCTCAAAATAGCCGAGCATTGCGCTCGCGTGTGTTCAAGACACGGTGTCGAATATTTTTTCAAAGCCAGTTATGACAAGGCCAATCGCAGCAGCGCTCTAGGAGTGCGTGGTCGCGGCATCGAACAGACCATGTACGATTTCACCAGCATGAAAGAACAGATGCCGGGCATACGCATACTCACCGACATACATGAACGACAGCACATAGACTACATCATGACCAAATGGCGCGATTCGGTGGATGTGTTACAGATACCCGCATTTCTATGCCGCCAAACCGACCTCGTTCAAGCAGCATGCGACACTGGTAAAATCGTGAACATCAAGAAAGGTCAGTTCTTGGCACCCTGGGACGTGGCCGGTATACTCACCAAGACCCAGGGCGAAGTATGGATCACCGAACGCGGTACCAGCTTTGGCTACAACACCTTGGTGGTAGATTTTACCGGCATCGATTACATGTTGAATCACTACGATGTGCCCATAGTTTTTGACGTCACGCATGCGGTACAAAAACCCGGGGGCAATGGCATGAGTTCGGGCGGTAATCGAGACTATGTTCCTGGTCTGACACGGGCTGCCGCGGCCTTGGGAGTGCGCAACTTCTTCATGGAGGTGCACGACGATCCCGATCAAGCTCCCAGTGATGGTGCCAACATGCTGCGGCTAGACGACTTTGAATCAGTGATAGGAGCCATGGTGAGACATGCAAATGCCTGAGATCGAAATGTATCATGGCATGGGCGCACTGTTGGCCGTGGTGGTGGGTGTGCTGGTGCTGATCCTTTGGAATTTCCAGCGCGATCGAGACAATCGCGTGGACATCAAGGATCTCATCTGCACCGATGGCGCCATCGATGACAACAAATTTTTCCGTTTCACGGCCTGGCTGGTGTCGACCTGGGGATTCGTGTATCTCATAGTGGACCAGAGATTCAGCGAATGGTATTTTACCGGATACATGGCCGCTTGGGTGGGCAATGCTCTGTTTGCCCGATATCTGGAATCTCGCGACACCAATTCACGCAAATCATCACCACCAACACCGCCAAAACCTAGCACTCCGTCCACAGACGTGCTATAATAACTGTTGTGAAAGACCTATATCAGATACTGGGTGTGCCAAGATCGGCCAGCGGCGAAGAAATCAAGCGGGCCTACCGTCGCCTGGCCAGCCAGCATCACCCCGACAAAGGTGGGGACAAATCAGTTTTCCAGGACATACAACAGGCCTACAGCATACTCAGCGACCCTGTTCAGCGTCAGCAGTACGACAATCCCGAACCTCGCATGCAGTTCAATCGTGGCCGGGGCGCTGGTCCCATGTGGAACTTCGATGACATCTTTGAAATGTTTGGCGCTCGCATGTCACCCGAGCAGGAGTTTGGTCGTGGCCGCATATCACACATACAACTCTGGATCAATCTCGAAGACGCACTGGGTGGTGAACCCAAACTCGTGAGCTTGGCCACTCCGGGCGGGCAGACCACTGCCGAAATAAACATACCACCCGGCATACAAGACGGTGATGCTGTGCGCTATGCTGGACTGGCACCTGGTGGCATGGACGTGGTGTGTACTTTTCGATTGCGCCCGCATCCGCAATGGCAGCGAGAAAATGACAATCTCATAACCGAAGTGCGAGTGGATTTTTGGCAACTGATCGCGGGTACCACTCTCAATCTCAAGACCATTACTGGCACCATGGTCAGCGTGACCATACCCGAAAAAACCGATCCCAGCACTGTGCTGCGGGTGCGTGGCCATGGTATGCCGCGCAAACACAACGCTGCCCAGCGCGGAGACCTCATGCTGAAGCTGCAGGCGCAAATGCCCAAAGAAATACCCGATGATTTGCTACAGAGAATACGTTTGATCAACCCCCAATAAATATTTTTATGAAGCTGGATGACTCGATTTTACATGACACAGTACCGCACACCGAGCTGGGCAGCCTGATGTCCAATCGCAGACTGGCCGATCGCATGTTCCGGGTCATGCGTCGCGAAGGTGGTATCGGTCTTGCAGCCACTCAAGTGGGCGTGGCCAAACGCATGTTTGTGATGGAGGTGCAGGGCCGTGACCGTGCTTGCTGGAATCCAGAAATCCTGGATTCCAGTTCCGAACAACAAGAATCGGTGGAAGGTTGTTTGAGTTTTCCCGGAGACTCGTGTACAATCAAAAGACCAACCACTGTGCGAGTGAGGTATTACAACTGTGCTGGGAAACTGCAAGAAGAAACGCTGACGGGTCTAGAAGCTCGATGTTTCCAACACGAGCTGGATCATCTAGACGGAATAACCATGTGGGATAGACAGAGAGAGCAGAATGCAACAAAATCCTGAAATTGAAGCCATCATCGAATTCGCGGTCAACCTGGCACGCGAAAAAAATCATCAATACGTGGTCACCGAACATCTGCTCATGGCCTTGATATGCCATCAGCCCTTTCAAAAAGTCATGGCCAAGTTTGGCATCGATGTCGACAAAATGGCCAGCGAGCTCAACGGTTACCTCGACAGTCTCACCAGCATCCATACCCGAGATTCCGATACTGTGCCCAAGAAAACACATGCTCTAGAGCGCATCTTCAATCGAGCCCTCACACAGGTATTGTTCACTGGTCGTCGACATGTCACCACCGGTGATCTCTATCTCGCTATCATGAGCGAGACCAATAGCCATGCACACTACTATCTGCTCAAGTACGGTGCCACCAAACAAGAATTCATCAAGTTCTGGGATCAAAACTACAATCACAATCACAGCGACATGCCCATCACCAATGAACAAGCCGATGAGATACTCAACGAATACTGTGTTAACATCACCGAACTCTCCAAAAAGAATAGCCTAGAACCCGTGATCGGGCGCGAGCATGACATCGATGAGATGGTGGCTGTGCTGGCACGCAGGTTCAAAGCCAATGTGCTGTTGGTGGGCGATCCCGGTGTGGGCAAAACTGCGCTCATCGAAGGTCTAGCACAACGCATCACTGCCGGCGAGGTGCCGCGTTTCCTCAAAGATCATGAAATATGGAGCCTGGAGATCGGCAGTCTCTTGGCCGGCAGCAAATATCGCGGCGACTTTGAAGAAAAGCTCAAGAGCGTGATCATGGCCTTGGAAACCAAAAAGAAATGCATATTGTTCATCGACGAAGCACACACCATGCGCGGAGCAGGTGCTTCGGGCAACAGCACCATGGATTTTGCCAACATGATCAAGCCCGCTATCACCAAGGGCAGTCTCAAAGTAGTGGCCAGCACCACCTGGGAAGAATTCTACGAGAGCTTTGAAAAAGATCGTGCCCTGATGCGCAGATTCCATAGACTGGGAGTGGACGAGCCCACAGCATCCGTGACCGAAAAAATCCTGATCGGACTCAGCCCCAGGCTGGAACAATTCCATGATGTCATGATCGACACCGAGGCCATCACCACCGCGGTAGAACTCAGTGCCAGATATCTCACCGATCGTAAAAATCCCGACAAGAGCATCGATCTCTTGGATGCCGCGTGTGCTCGCGAGCGTGTGCGAGACAGCGGTACAGTGACCGTGACACGCGAGATGATACAACAACAATTGAGCCGCGTGACCGGTGTGCCCATGGATCGCCTCACCAACAACACCACTTCCAAGATACGCGACCTCGAGCGCAACATCAAACAGCATCTATACGGCCAGGACTCGGTGGTGGATTCAGTGTTGGAGCGAGTGTATGTGAGTTTCGCCGGCATTGGATCATCGCGTCGGCCCATGGCCAGTTTCTTGTTCTTGGGTCCCACTGGCACCGGCAAGACCGAATTGGCAAGACTGTTGAGCCAGCACTTGGACATGCACTTGCTGAAATACGACATGAGCGAGTATCAAGAGCGACACACTGTGTCGAGCCTGATAGGAGCGCCTCCGGGCTATGTGGGTTTCGAAGATGGCAACTTGTCAGGCGGCAAACTGATTTCAGATCTCTCCAAGCATCCTTTTGCCATCATCCTGTTCGACGAGATCGAAAAAGCGCACCCCGATGTCAGCAATATCTTGTTGCAGATGCTGGACGAGGGTCGGGTCACAGGCAGCAACGGCAAGACCGTGGACTGCAAGAACACCATCATCATCATGACATCGAACCTGGGTGCCAGAGACAACGAAAACAACAACATCGGCTTTGGCCACAGTCTAGAAAAGACCGGTGAAGAAGATCGTGCAGTCAAAGATTTCTTCCGGCCTGAGCTGCGCAATCGCATCGATTCGATCTGCAAGTTCAATCGATTGGAAAAACTCAGTATCAAGAAGATCGTGGTCAAGTTCGTTGACGAATTGCGCAACAGTTTGTCGACCCGGGCCATTGGTGTCAATCTCACCGAACCCGCGGTGGAATACCTGGCCCAGGTGGGATATGATCCAAAGATGGGCGCCCGTCCCCTGGGTCGCAAGATCGACGAGCTCTTGCGTGTGCCCATCAGTAAAAAAATACTGTTCGAGGATCTCCGCGACACTGACCTCACCGTGGACTATCGTGATCAAAAAATAGAAATCGATGTACGACCCGCACGCACCGTGGCATCGGCCACCATCGATGAAGATGGCATCATACATGTCGGCGAAACATGATCAAAAAAATCCAAACCAGCCAACTGTTTTTCAACCAGTATCGCTGGGGTGCCGATGTTTATCTCACCGGCATCAGTTGTCTCCGGGGTTGGAAAAACACCGATCACTTCGACGAAAAAAATCTCGCCAGGGTACTGTCTCGCCGGCGATCGGCCTGGATATATGTGAGCCAAAGACCACACAATGTGGTGGGATCATGGGGCGACCCCACCACTGACCCACAGCTCTTTGTCGAGTCTGCGCGACAACTGCAAAAACTGCATGTCCTGCTGAAACATCATCGCGAGCGTATAAAATTCACTGTGGGCTTTGATCATGGATATGTTTACACCAATGGTCAAGATGTGTTGGACGACATTTCTTCCTTGGATTTTTTGCGCATGACCAATGTGCGCGAAGCCGTGGTCACGCTGCCACGTGACACTGTGCTGTTGCGTGAAACCGAGCATAATCTGCGCACATATTTCCGAGAGAAAAGCCTGGATCGAGGCACGGCTGCTGCCCTCAAGAAATTTCTCAGCTCACAAAAACACATGCGGCTGGGGCCCAGCTTGAAAAATTGGTGTGGTAGCCATGAAAAAGACATATATACTCGCAGCCATTGGTTCCTGGATCACGAAACTGTGCAGGATCTCATGCTGCTAAACATCGTGTGCCACAACATCGTGAGGCGGACGATACCCATCATAAAGGTAAATAATTGACTATGGCAAAGATACAAGAAGAAATCATCGTGATCAAAATCAGTCAGCTCGTCAAAAATGACGACGAGTCTGCGCCCCGGGCCACTGCCGAAGTGGTGGCTGCCCTTGCCCAAGTGGCCGAAGAACTCGTGGGAGCCGGTGCAGTGGTCGAGATCGAACAAGCATAATGAAAACAACCACGTTCCAGTTGTTGCCCACCACCACATATGGCACACCATCGGGCAACTATGATGGTAGCAGCGAAGATTTCGCCGGTGATGCGCAAAAAGCCGCCAACTACTATGTCAGCACAGGTGGTCTCCAGACCGTGGCTGTGTTTTTGTCTGGATTCGTGGGCAACATCGTTTTGCAGGCCAGCCTAGATTCATCTCCCACCAGTGATGCCAATTGGTTTGACGTGGATCGACTCGAGTACACGTCAAGCACCACCAGCAATTTCAGTCGCAACATCACTGGCAACTTTACTTGGTTACGGGCCAAGGTCACTGACTTCCAAGCCGGCAGCATCGAAAAAATACAAATGTCGTACTGACATGTCTGGCACGCTGGAATTTGATATCAGCGCCACTGGCCAGGACCTGGTCCTAGAGCTTGCGCTAGATGGCAAGATTTTCTGGCGCGGCAATCCTGGGCTGGTCATGACCACAGTGACACACGAGTTCGATGACACCAAATTCCAAGATCATTGTGCCACTGCCACATTGTCAAACAAACTACCCCATCACACCATGTTGGACTCACAAGGAAACATAGTGCATGATCGTGTTGTGCGCTTGCATGACCTTCGTCTGCGGGGACGCAGCATATGGCATCAGATACAAGGCACCAACATCTATCGACACGACGGCAACGGCGATGCCCAGATCCAGGATCATGCTTTTTTTGGCGATCTCGGCTGCAACGGCACAGTGAGCGTGGAGTTCCGCAGTCCGGTGTTGTTGTGGATGCTAGAATATCCTGGCGCATAAATAAGTGATGCGCAAATTAGTGATCATCCCTGGTGGTTTCCACCCTTTCCATGCCGGGCACAAGGCTCTCTACGATGCTGCCCAGGCGGCTTTTCCCTCGGCCGAAATCTATGTGGCCGCTACAGCAGACACCAGCAACCGACCTTTTCCCTTTGAAGTCAAACAAAAGCTGGCTCACCTAGCTGGTATACCCAAGCACCGATTCATCCAAGTGCGATCACCGTTCCAAGCTCGTGAAATCACTCAACACTTTGATCCCAACGATACCCAGCTGATTTTTGTGCGCAGCGAAAAAGATCGAGAACAACAGCCACAGGCCGGTGGCGTCAAACGCGATGGCACGCCGGGTTACCTGCAACCTTACAAACGCAACGGCCTTGCTCCCATGACTCAGCATGGTTACATGGCCTATCTACCTGTGGTGCAATTCGCCGATGGCATGACTTCGGCCACAGAGATCCGCGCCAAATGGCCGGAAATGCAGCCCGAACAAAAAGCTGCGCTGATCAACAAACTGTATCCCGCCACACAGGGCAATGATCGTCTCATCGACGTAGTGGTGAAAATGTTTGACACTGTGATGGCACCTTCCGAACCCAAAGTCAAAGAAGCTGTGCTGATCAATGATCCCGATGCTGGTGTGCAGATACAACCCGACGGCGGCATGGGCACCTGGGACGAAGCCAGCTTGGTCAGCAATCTCGCACGCAAGTTCGCTGACATGGTGAACATGGTCAAGAATCAGAACTATCAGGGACTGTATCATGTGTTGTACAAGTCAGGTGCCACAGAAAACATGGTGCGTGCTTTGGCCGAACTGGAAGGTTTCCAAAAGCAGCAGGGTCGCAGACCCATCGCTCGTGGACGCTCCATCGATCTCACTGACTATCTCGACGAAAAAAGAACCGATCAAGAAACAACCAACCGGGATTGATACTGTATGCGTGCTCGTGAATTCGTCGGCGAAAAACAAGATGCCTGCTACCACAAGGTAAAAAGCAGATACAAGGTGTGGCCAAGCGCCTATGCATCTGGTGCATTGGTACAGTGCCGCAAGAAAGGTGCCAAGAACTGGGGCACTGGCGGAAAGAAAAAATGAGACAGTACATCAACCTCCTGGAAGCCATCGAACGGGGCTGTCCTCCTGCCACACAAAGCATCGATCTCAACCTCGAGAATCGTCAGAAAGCCATCGACGAATATCACTATGGTCCGCTCAATCCTGCAGAGCCCAACGAAGAATACTGGCAAGAGTTGGCTGACAAGTGGAACACCGATGACATCGAGTCGGTGAAACAGAATCGCTGCGGCAACTGCGCAGCCTTTGACATCACAGAAAAGATGTTGGACTGCATAGCCCGGGGCATCGGTGAGGAGCCGGGCAGTGATCCGCACGACACCATTGATGCTGGCCAGTTGGGCTACTGCAAGTTCCTCAAGTTCAAATGTGCTGCCAAGCGTACCTGTGATGCTTGGGTGGAAGGCGGACCTGTTCGAGACTGATATGAGAGCACAGGAATTCGTCCGAGAAAAGATCAATCCCAGCATACTCGAGCCCGATTTCTCTGAAGAAAAAACAGTGATGATCCAAGGCGAGCCCTACGTGCTGCGGGCATCCACCTTGAACAGTCGCATGGTACCACAGATACGCATCGAAGCCATCGCTCCCAATGGCAAGAGCGTGGGCTATGTGAGATTCGTGGTACACAATGCCGATCAGCGCCCGGGGTGGTTTTCCCGCCCCGAAGAACCTTACTTGTCGGCAGGAAATCTCTCGGTGTGGAACGACTACAAGCGCCGCGGCATAGCTTCGGCCATGTACAACTTTGCACGTGAGCTGGGCAACGACATCCAGCCCAGCGGTACACAAACCGATCAAGGTCGTGCTTTCTGGCGAGCTGGTGCCGGTGAACGTGATCTCCAAGTCATGTCGGAAAATCTGCGCAAGTGGTTCCGTGAAAAATGGGTGCGGTTCAACCCCCAAGGCAAGATCATGGGACCATGCGCCCGGGGTAGCAGCCGAGAAGGCAAGCCCAAGTGTTTGCCACAAAGCAAGGCACACGCCCTAGGCAAAAAAGGTCGTGCATCAGCTGCGGCCAGAAAGCGCAAGCAAGACCCCAATCCCGAACGCCGGGGCGCTGCCCGAAACGTGGCCACAAAGAAAAAATAAAAATTTGGCCGTCGTACTGCCACTCTCGTAAATATATGCATATATTACCTACCGAGAGGATCAAATGGCAGACCAAACCCAAGAACAGCAAACTCCCGCTGGACAGCAACAAGTCACAGTAAACGTAGACTATCTACGCACCACTCGTGTGCATATCTGCATGCCTTGTTATGGTGGCATGCTCACAGAAAGCACGTTCATGAGCTACATCAAATGGGCCAACACTTGTCGACAGCTGGGCATCGATTGGACCATGGAGACCATGACCAATGAGAGCTTGATCTCGCGTGCTAGAAACACCCTGGTGGCCAAGTTCCTCAACAACCCTGATTCGACACACCTCATGTTCATTGACGCTGACATTGGCTGGGAGCCTTGGCATCTACTGGTCATGCTGAATCGTGACGTTGATGTGATTGGTGGTCTCTATCCCATGAAGACTTTGCCGGTGCGTTGGGTAGTGAACGGATTTGATGGTGCCGAAACCGGGCCCGATGGGCTCCAGGAAGTATCAAAGACCGGTACCGGATTCATGTTGGTCAAGCGTCATGTGTTTGAAAAACTCAATGCACACCCTGCAGTGAAACCATTCCGCAATGACATCGGTCTTCCCAAGGAGCTGGACAAGCATCTCAAGACCTACTACGATACCGCAGTGCGGGAAAATCGCTACTACAGCGAAGACTGGACTTTCTGCGAAAACTGGCGTGACATCGGCGGCAAAGTATGGGTAGACAAGCGTGTGCTGCTCAAGCACACCGGTACCTATGTGTTTGATTTCCAGGCACAAGAACCCTTGTACAAGGCCTTGCATGAAATGGCACAGCAAAACCAGTCGCCCGTGGACAAGCCTGCCGCAGTGTCGGAATCCGCACCAGTGGCTGAGCCGCGAGTGGTGGCCACCAACAAAGATGCCAAGCCGGCTGCCAAACCCGCGGCCAAACGGGCCAACGCCAAGAAAAAAGACTAAGCTAAATATAGTTCATGCAGATACATGAACTAGGTCCTAGTCCCGAGTACCCCAAACCACTGTACGTCCAGGAGCTTGCACGCTTCTGGCGTACATCCTCGGAACAAGAACGCATGGCCATGCGTGTGGCCTTGAAAATGAAGGATAGAGATGCTGTGATGCGTCTCTTGACCCCTTACACCGATGCAGCTCTGGCCGAAGCACGCCGGAAAAAAGGCCGCAAAGCCAGCCAGCGCCCAAAGAAAAAATTCCAGTACGGTGTTTATGGAGGATGGTTCTATCCCGGTTATCACAACAACAGCGGGGCTGACTCCAGCAGCTCGGACAGTGGTGCCGAGGGCGGCGGTGGCGAAAGCATACACGAAAACACTGAAAATCCACAAGACATCATAGAGAGATTCTCCAAAAGTTGTTGTCAATATCTCGGATTGAAAAATGCACCCCGGATACGGCTGCGACGAGATCCTGAATGGACACGCAGAAACGGCACGTTTGGTCGTTACATTGCCGAACCCCACAACACCATCGAGCTGGCCACTGCGGGCCGACACATCATCGACATACTGCGCACACTGGCGCATGAAATGACCCATGCCGCACAAAACGAGCGTGTGGGCTTGCCTGACCATGCCGGGGAAACTGGCAGCGAGTTCGAGGATGGTGCCAATGCCATGGCTGGTCGTATCATGCGCCACTGGGCCGAACAAGAACCCGAACTGTTTCAAGGCATGGATCTCGACGAAAACTGGAGGCGCACTGCCGGGGCCGCCGCTGCCGCTGCGTGTATCGCCGGCACACCTGGATGCGCTACCACCAAGGGCGTGTCTGGCATGGATGCCTTGAGAACCATACAAACTGTTGGGCGTGCTGCGCAGAATCTTCCCACTCGTGCCGGTGCCGAAGAAGAGCTGCGACAAGAATTGAAAAACATAATCAACAAAGGTCGTGGCACACATGTAGAACCTCGTATAAAAGAAACTGTTGCGACACCGGTCAAGAAAAACAAAGATGCTCATCAAGACTACTACAATTTTTTAAAAGCCAAGCGCATCGCAGGGCGTCCACTCAGCCGTCAAGAACAACAGTTTCTAATCAGCTTCGCGGCACTGAAAAATATACGTTCCAAGGAAGTGGCCGAAAGCTCGGGTTACATACCCACTGCGGCCGAAAAAAATGATCCACGTTTCTCCATGGCTCTCACTGTGGATGTTCGACCCGGTGAAACTGGCCGCCAAGCCAACAAGTTGGGTTTGAAGACTGACAGTGAAGGTCGTCCTGCGCTGTTGATGAAGCGACTCGAGAATCTCTTGGAAAGCGTCAAGACTGACGAAGATTGCTGGTCAGGATATCAACAACAAGGCATGAAGAAAAAAGGTAACCGCCAGGTACCCAACTGCGTGCCTGTGGCGGAAGACGAAGAGTTGATGGAAGTAGAGATGAGCCCATCGGCGTTTAAAAAGTTCCTCAACAGTCCCGAAGCCGAGGGTATCCGTGCCGGCTTCGAAGCCGAACTCATATTCCGCAACGCTCAGCACGACAGCGACAGTGGTGAGAGCGAGCCCGACTGGGACATGGACGAGCGTACTGGTAGCATACAAGACATCATAGCCTTCTTCCAGGGTGGCGAAAACGGCATGACCGGTCGACAGGCTGATCGCTTGAACCAAGAACTCACAGAACAGTTCATGGACTGGGCCAGAGAAGAGTTTGCCAACAATTATTTCGATCAAGATCGTTTCATGTCATGGGCCGAAGAAAATGTGTGGCCCGACGATGCTGACAGTTATCGCGAAGATGCCCGTGCCAATCTCGATGATGAGGATGCCACCGACGAGGACGTCGAGAAAGAAGCAGTGACCCTGTTCCGCGATGATGTGGAACGCGACTGGGATCGCAGCGGAGCCTGGTACGAGATGGCATCGGAAGAACTGTTCGACGAATTCATGGGCGACTTGGACGAATCAGATTGGTTAGATAGTGCTGGTCTCCGCTACATGAGCGATGTCTCCAACGAATACAGCCTGGACTGGCCTTACTGGACCGAAGGCAGTGGCGGCGGGGGCGAGCGTGATTGGCAAGAGATTGGTAATAGTCTGGCGCGTGCCACCAGCCGAGATGTCAAGGTCAGCAGTGGATATCACAACACGCGTCGCGGCGATTACTATGTGATAGAACCCGACAGCAGCCTGGATTCTGATGATTCAGAAGATTTTGGACTAGAAGTGGTATCACCGCCCATGCCCTTGCCCGAAGCCATCGAGCAACTGAACAAGGTCATAGACTGGGCCAACGGCGACGGTGATGCCTACACTAACTCAAGCACAGGACTGCACATGGGCGTGAGCCTGCCGTTCAAGGGCGAGGATGTGGATCCCATCAAGTTGATCCTGTTCATGGGCGACAAGAACATACTAGAAACATTTGGTCGAGAAAGCAACACCTATGCTCGATCCGCTTACGACAAATTGCAAAGCAAACTGAAAAGTCTGCGATATTCTAACTCGGAAAATTTTGAAAATGCGCTGAGTCTCATGAAAGGCAATCTCATCGAATTGGCCGAGCGCGAACTCAAGCGCGGTGTGTTGGGCGAAAAATATGTGAGCGTGAATCCGCACGATGGCTACATCGAATTCCGTGGGCCCGGTGGCGACTATCTCAGCAAAGAGAGCGAGATCGACGGTGTGTTGGAAAACACCATGCTGAGATTGGCCTATGCCATGAGCATAGCCGGCAGACCCGATCTATATAGACGAGAATACGCCAAGAAACTCTACAAGGTGTTGACTGGTTACAAAGGTGCCGAGATTTCCAAAGGTGCCCAAGACACCCGGTACAAAACCCGTATCGAGACCGAGGGCGAAAATCCCTTTATGCGTTTGTTTGCCGACTATTCGGCCGGTGTCATCTCAGGCGATGAACTCAAGCGCCAGTGGGCCGATACTGTGCTGGATGCCGAGCGTCAAAAAGACATGGAAGATGTACCTCTCTACACCACCACCGGTGAATACGAAGTGTACGACCGAAGCACTGGCACCCGAGGTGACCGAGACAGTTTCACAGTGATCGATACTTTCCGTGCCGACAGCGATGAACAAGCTCTGGAGATCGCACAGCAAAAATGGTCAGGCAAAGGCATCAGCTTTGGTGTGCGTGTGAAAGTAGTGGAGCCCGAAGGTAAAAAATCTTCCAGCCGCAGAGCCGAACTGGCCAAGCGTGTGACCCGCAGCACGCGGGATGTGGGCGAGCAACTGTGGCGCGTGAATCATCACAGCAGTGTCCGGTATGTGACAGCACGCAGCCAGGCCGAGGCCGTGAAAAAAGCCGTGAAGATGGATCGTGCATTCAACGATGTCGAGACCCGTGCCAGGATCGCCACCGATCAGGAAAAGATGCAATATCAGCAGGATCAGGAACGTGAGCGGTTGAGAAACGTGGCCTCGGGCGCGGTCGAAACACTCCGTAACACCAGCAGAGACCCCAATGCCAACTGGGCCATCGCTCGCAAACACAACGACGAAATCGTGATACCTTTCACTAGGAATACACAGCAAGAGGCCGAAAAGTACTTTAGAGACTGGATACAGGACAGAGTCGGTGGGCCCGATCAGTACAAATTGGTGCAGCTGGCTTCATCGGCCCAGCTCGGCCAACAGCAGGCTCTGGCTCGTGAACTAGAGCAGATGGCGGATTTACACAATCGAGCGATGGATGATGCCCAGGGTGAATGGACCGGTCATTGGATCGTGAGAGATGCCTCGGGACGAGAACTCACTAGATTCCACGGTATAGGCAACAATCAAAGCGATGCCAACCGTTATGCCATGAACTGGCTGCGACAAAACCCAGGACACATGCAGACAGGTGTCGAAGTAGTTCCGGAGATGCAGTGATGAGAGATTTATTGAACAAATTAGATGAAGTGTTGCTCGTTGAAAAAGCCCGGGGTCTGTTGTATCGTGATCCCGGTGATACATTTTTCCAAGGCACACTACAGTCTCCCACGGCCGAGATCGTGTTCCGCGATCTAGACTACTATCCGTCACAGCCCGGGGCCTATGACAGCTACGAAGAGATGGCCCAGGCCGGACAAAAATTAGCTGCCCAGTATCCCAATGGCATCATCTGGAGCAATCGACCCGGTGCTCGCAGTCGTGCTTTTGCTGTGCTCACTTTTGATGGCCCCGGCAAAGGTGAGACCACCAGTTTTGGTAGATTCTTTGATCAAATCAAGCCCGACATGTCGGGACTGTGGAAGAACAATGAGCTGCCTGGCAACTGGCAATTGAAAAAGGCCACCAGCCTCAAAGGCAGTTACTACAAACTCAAGCCTTCGGATCTGTTTCCACCCGAGAGCAAATTTGATTCACCTGCAGACTGCATCTCCGGCATCGGCAGCAATGCCGACGCTTCGTCCCCGGGGCAGGAACAGGCCATACAACAGATACTACCTGGCATGCAGATGCTGCTGAAAAAGCAGTATCCGATTTTCTCCAACATTGACCCCAACATGATATCGGCTGTGAGAGATGACCTCGGTGAAACCATTGGTCCCATAGCCATGGTCCAGGGCATGATCAAAGATGCCACGCTGGACAAAGCTCGAATAGACATACTCGGACAACGTGGCACATTCGCCGGCAGCCAAATTTACTTTCCGGCCAGCAAGATCAACGGTTTGGTCGACAGCTATCTCCTGCAGCCAGGTGGCGTCGAAATCGGTGTTTCCAGCAAAGGCGAAAGCGGGGCCAAGGCGTCGGTGAAGAACATCGCCGATGGTGTGGTGCGTGCCCGAGAAAAAGGCATGACCGATCTCTTAGACCAATACGCTGATCAAGTCGAGATCATCGAGCGTGTGGGATCTCTGGGCAGCCGAGATTTGCCCTTGGTGCTGGGACAAGAGTACGGATACATCACCAAGAGCCAGGCCGCTGCCATACTCAAGCTGATAGATTCGGGTGCCAAAAATCTCAATTCTGTCAATGTTGACAGCGAAGATCGCAAGGTCCTGCAAGGTCTCATGGATGAATACAAGCCCAAGACCGACAACCCCAAATACAACGTGGGCTACCATGTGTTGGCGGTGCTGGCCAAGAAAGTCATGACCGACATCAACAAGGATCCCAAATTTGGAGAAGCCTGTCTCAAGTTTCTCAACACCAGCCCCATCGTGCAACTGCACCTCAAGGGACGCGAAGGCAAGGATTCGTACACGGTGTCGGGTTTTGATGTCAAATATCCTCCGGATTTCCGTGGCACAGTGGCCTTGGATGCATCAAAGGTGTATGCGGCCACCGGCACCAATGGTCGTGTGAGCTTTGCCTACAATCCCACGGTCGACGCCGAAGCCTTGGTATCACCCGCAGACGAGCCCGGGGACAGTCCGGCGGCCTCTTCAGCGGCTGCTGTAGATCAAGATTTCGAAACACCGCGATCCAATATCAAAGCTCGCAGAGAACCAGCGAAACCCGCCGGTGATCAAGCAGTGCTGGGAAGACAGCGCAGATCACGGTAAATAGAAAATGCGCCTTGTAGACTTGTTCGAAGATTCTCCCCGCGACCGATTTGAACGTGATCCCTCGGCCACGGGCAAGCTGGTGATCTTTGACATCGACGATACCTTGGTGAACACCACTACAAAAGTGGGTGTGCGCAGAAATGGCAAACTTGTCAAAAAACTCAACAGCCATGATTTCACGCACTACGAACTACAGCCCGGCGAAGAGTTTGACTTTGGAGGATTCCGCGACGCTCGCGAATTCTACACACAGGCCCGACCCATCCCGGGCATGATCCGACAGCTCAAACAGGACATAGAGTCGGGCAACAAGGTGATAATGCTCACAGCACGCAGCGACTTCAATGATCGTGACGTGTTTCTGGATACATTCCGGCAGTACGGTATTGACATGGATCGCATACACGTTTACCGCGCCGGCAATCTGGTCACCAAAGCCGCCACAGAAGAAAAGAAAAAGATAATCTTGAAGCATTTGCTGGGCAAGCATCCCTACGAAAAGGTCATCATGTATGACGACTCGGTGCCCAATCTCAATGCTTTCCTCAGCCTCAAGCAAGACTTTCCTTACACAGAATTCTATGCCTGGCATGTGGATCCCAATGGGCAGGCCGCGGAATATCACAGAACCAATGCAGGCGTCAAAGAAAACTTTGCGGATGGTAAGGTCAAAGGTAAGAGTCGCCCTGGCCGTGTGAAGCGTAGTGGTGCTAGTTGTAAAGGCAGCGTCACAGACCTGCGTGCCCGGGCAAAAAAGTATGGTGGTGAGCGCGGCCGGATGTACCATTGGTGCGCTAACATGAAGAGCGGTAAGAATAAGTAAACACATGAGAGCGCGAGACTTCACCAACCGTCAGTTAAAAACACTGAACACTTATCGTGTTCGCCTGCGTTTAAAGCAACCGGGTGGGTATACCCAGCAGCTGGACACCACGATCATGGCGAGAAATCCCATGATGGCTAGACGCATGTTGCAACAGCAATACAGCAATCGCAATGTCATGGTAGGAAATCCCCGACTCATCAAATAAAACACGCGGATAAATACAACATGGGAAAAAAGAACAGTCCATGTTTTGTCCGTGCGGTGTTTGATCTCGACTGCGAATGGGAGGGATTGCCTCCGGTATATCGCATCTATTTCAACGAAGAGCTTTTTACCGAGCGTGAATGGAGATGGCAAAATGTCTATCTCCAGGAAAATCTGCGCATAATGGCACCTCCCGGACGTTACGTGGTGCGTATACAGCCCGTGGGCCCAAATCTAGCCATATTCAGACCCTCCAATCATCGTGTCATGGCCGGCAATGCCGAATGGATAAGACCAGACATACTGGAGATACGTCGATGAGAGCTCGAGAATTCATACGCGAAAACTCAGACAGTGTCACCAGCGGTGACATAGCCACAGCAGCGGCACCCATTGGTGGAGTTATTAGTCGCATGTTGAAACCAGTGACAACTAAATATAGAAATGCTGTGACAAATTACACCCTGGAAAAGACAAAAAATGTTGGTAGATGACCTCAAAACACTGTTGGCCACGCAATATGCGTTCGTGATCAAAGCACAGTTCTTCCACTGGAACGTGGAAGGTCCTGACTTTGCACAATTACATCGATTCTTTGGCAAGATCTACGAAGAGGTGTACGAAAACAGCATAGACCAGACCGCAGAATTCATACGCATACTCGACGACTACACACCTGGCAGTTTTGAGAGATTCGGCGAGCTCAGCCTCATCACTGGACAGATCAAGGTACCGCGTGCCAGTCTCATGATCCAGGAGCTCTTGGCCGACACACAGACCTTGATCGATCAGCTCAACACCACGTTTGATGCAGCCGAGGCCGAAGATCAACAGGGCATCATGGACTTCCTGGCCGGACGAATCGACGCCATGGGCAAACACCGTTGGATGCTGAAGAGTTTCCTGAAAGAAGATCGAGCATGAAGATACGCGATGTCAAACAATTGCCGGCCCGCTTTCAGCCCGCCAATACATCACCGCAGCTGAGTGGTCCCTATCCCGGACGCAATGCCACACGCGGATATCTCGTAGGTGAAGACCAAGAACAAAATGTTTCGGAAGCTGGCTACAATCCCTTGGATGCGGAACGTCGCGAGCAACGTGCCATGGATCAAGAACGTCGGCAGTTCAAGAGAGATGAACTTGAATTTGAACTGGGCGGCGAAGAAGAGCGCATGCGTGCCTACAATGAAGGCACCTTCTATCTGCGCATCAACGGACGCATCTGGCGGCGAAATGGAGAACCTGTTGCTTTCCAAGGACGCCAGCATGCAGCACGCGCCGGACAGACCATCAAGGATCGTGATCCTAAACGCGATGTGGTGATCACCCGTGATGCTCGAGATCAGACTCCGGTGTCTGAAGCACGTGATACCACCTACGAGGACATACTCAGTAGCCTACAGCGCAAACTGGGCGACTATCTACAGGATGTGGCCACTGCTGTGAAAAACGATCCCGACCTCCTGGACAAAAAGCCGCAGCTCAAAGACATACAAGCTGTGAAAACTCTGCGCACCGATGATGGGCACGAGATCAAGATACACGGCAACGAAGATGATGGATTCCGTATTTCGATCCGCAACCGAGACATCCCCACACATTTCCGAGATCTCGATGAGGCCATCATGGCTTCGGAGATGTACTGCCAGCGCCGGCGTGATTATCGACAAGAAGCCTGATCATGAACCTACAAGATCTATTTGAGAACAACGAACCCACTGCCATGGCCCAGGCTGTGACACGGAGGATACTGAGCACACGCAGTGACCTCTTGAGCCGCTACGGAGTCGAAGCTGTGAGCCAGGCCATTGATGATGTCACAGGCGACGGTGATTGGGAAGAGATCGGCAGCTCAGACGTGAGTGCTTATGTGAGATATGTGGAAGATTACCTGCGAGATCACCATGGCAGCCGCGAGGAGATGGCGGACCGAAAGCCATTCGCCGAACAAGGTGTCTCGGAAGGCTTCATAGACACCATAAAGGGTGCTGCCAAAGAACTCACCAGAGACAGCCTGCAGAAGAAGATCAAGCAGGCCTGGGAAAATACATTCTGGCCCCGGCATGTGGAGCCTGCACTGAACCGCATCCAGATCGATGGTCGACCATTCCGCAAAATGGTCTTGGGAGAGCCACGCATGATCGAAAATGATCGCAGCCAGCGTGCCTTGCTCAAGCAGTATACCGTGAACATAGTGTTCCCCATCGACCCCCAGGACTGGTCCGGTGATGAGATCCGGTATCTAGAAGGACAACTGCAAGACATCCAAGATGGAGCATGGAATCCCAAGGTACAGGGGCTGGGATTGGTCAGTTTCGACCAGCCCATGAAGAGTTTCCAATATACCCGCAGCGAGACACCCGACCTTGTGATACCTGTGAGGATCACCAGCCTGGACATCAATCGAGGATTGGTGGGCGAGCAAGGTGTGGCGGAAAACCAACGCCGTTTCAACAACGTCAACGACGATGATCTCTATGCTGTAGATCCACGAACCAAAGAGATCATAGCTCACCTTGGCAATCCCTACAACAATAGAACGGCTGTATTGATCAAAAAGAGACAGCATGAACAGCAGGGCCATGAGGTCATGTCAGGCATGCGAGCTAAATTCAACAGAGATGTCAACGAGCAACAGATCCAAGAAGATCGTGTTGTGCCTGTGGTCGTCATTGGATCTGACAACAAGAAAATAGATCGTCGAATTCGTATCGCACCTGGCACCAAAGATCCCATACTTGCCATCATGAGATACTACGCCCGGCAAGGACAAGAACTTTACTCGGTGAACGGCCAACGAGTGGGAGCGGGTGCTCTGGCCGAAGCAGACTCAGATCATGAATGATGGATTGTTGCGCGAGTATCGATTCGAAGTGATCGATCGCCAAGAGCGGATCACCGAATACTTGATCATGGCCAACAATTTTGAACAAGCCCGGCTTGATCTCAGCAAACTCATCATGCCCGACACTGTGATCAAACTGATCGATCGACAGGCCAACCCGGATCGATATCTATGAGAGCAAAAGAATTCGCCCAATCAGTAAAAGAATATGAACAGGACACCACTCGATCAAACGAGATAGAGAGAGTGATGACTCGAGCCGGTTACAAAATGTTGGGTGGCGGTGCTGAGGCAACAGCATGGGCTCGACAGTCTGGACCAGTCATCAAAGTGATCATGCCTGATGAACACATCATAAACACCGATCCGGCCATGCAGTCATTTAAACGTTTCTATAAACTTACTAAAAAATATCCCAGCAAACATTGGCCAATTTTTTACAGTATGAAGGATGAGAATGGTGTCGCTTCAGAGTTCGCCAAGTTCCGAATCGGAAACAGAAAGTACATGCAAATAGCCATCGAGAGACTGCAAGAACTAACTCCCAGAGAAGAAGAACTTGTAGAAGAAATGTCATCGCTTATTGCTGATGGAACATCATACAAAGAGTTCGTGGAAGAAGAACTTCCAGTGATAAAAAGATTCAATCCACCCACATACAAAATAGCACAGGCAATAAAACTTCAGTTGCCCACGTTATGGGCTGCCATGGAAATGGCATACAAAAAATCAAGTCATAGATACGAGTGGGATCTACATGGCGGCAATGTCATGAAACGTGCAGATGGAACCCTGGTCATCACCGATCCTTTTATACAATGGGCAGGTTGATATGAGAGCCAGCGAATTCGTCACCGAAAAGTGGAGCCAAAAATACAAGCGTAGCATCAACTGTGATCGTCCCCGTGGATTCAGCCAGCGTGCGCATTGTGCTGGGCGCAAGAAAACCGACGAAGAAGAGCAATTGGATGAGCTGAATTTCTTGGGCAGTCCCTGTACCAAGGATTGCAGTGGGCATCGTGCCGGTTATGAATGGAGCCGTCGAAACGGAGGACGAGCTCCGGCTTCTTGGAGTCCCAGTTTCAACAAAGGTGCGGCTTTACAACGATCGGGCAAATAGTGTATACTAAAGGCATGCCCAAGAATCCTGTGATTTTCGAAAGTCCCGATGGCGGACATACTGTGTACCAAAGAGAAATAGGCAGCGATCATCGAGAACTCATCATAGAGGACTCGACCATACTCACTCAGCGCGAACGATTGGTGGAAAAACAGTTATGGCACAACATACTGGAGGCCAGCCGCAGCGATGCCGTGCTCCGAGAACTGTTGGATCGAGCTCTTGTCTACTATGAACTCAAAAAATAAATCCATATCCGAAAGCAGCGGATACAGCCTCAAAGGCAGCTTCACTCGAGACCTCACCACCAGCAAGGTATGGTTGCTGATGGAACTTGCTCGCATACGACCACGAGTGGGAACTGTTTACAATCTAGGTTCTTGGTATGGAAATCTGGCCATGTACTTCAATCTGCTGCCCCTGGTTCGAGCTCGCAAAATCATCAATGTAGAACAACAATCTCAATGGTTGCGCCAAGGTGCACGCATGCTGCGCCTCATGGGTGCCCAGAACGTGATCAACATGCACCAAGATGCCAATGATCTAGACTATCCACAGCTGGATGGCAACGGAGTGGTCATCAATACCAGTGTCAACGACATGCCTGGACGAGACTGGTATGATCATGTGCCAAACAACACACTGATGATCATGCAGACCCGAGATCACAATCCCAATCGCAGCGACTACGAAAACAACGACGAAATCTTGCAAGCGTTTCCCTTGCGCCGTGTGCTGTATCGCGGCCGCCTGGATCTCACAGACCCTGAAACCGAATACACACGCTACATGGTGATTGGCATCAAATGACATTGAACGCAACAGTGTCAGGCCTGGATCATCATCTCCTCACTCCGCACGAAGGTTTTGATATACAGCACTGGGATCAGTGTTTGGATCATACCCAACGGGTGTTTGATTGGTTGCCTTCGGTGTTTCGAGATGGAAAATCCACCTATTGCCTGCTCAATGTCAACAATCCCACGGACTCCACCATACCCGATCTCCCACAGCATTACGATCGCTATGTGATATCTTTCCATCTCGAGTATCCGCGTTATTGGTGGATAGAGAAATTTTGTCAGCATTTCTCGGATCGAGAAGTGGTGCTGATAACCCAGTTCGATCATTTTCATCTCCACATACCCAATCTCCGTGTGCTGTGCTATGATGTGTGGCCCGAGGTTCTGGAACTGCTGCGCGAACACGGCCATTTCGTTCCGTTACCATCAACACCGCGCACACACAAGCTCAGCGCACTGTGCAACCGTGTCAGCCAGATCAAGGCTTACGTGGTGTGGTATCTCTATCGAAGACACGATGCCGACCAATGCATATTGTCATGGCATTGCAATGTGACCAAGCCCGAAGATTTGTTTTTTATGTCGGCCACTGGCAATGCCCGCATCGACGATCTCACGACGTGGATGCAACAAAACCGTGTGCTAGAAAAGCGCATCATACCCGATCGTTTCTCCAACACTCCACTGGCCAATTTTGACTATAGCATACCGGCCTATCTAGACTGCGTGGTCAACTGCACCAACGAAAGCTGGAACCATTCGTATCAGCGTGTGGATGGTCGAGAATATGTGTTGCCCGGACCTTATCTCACTGAAAAGACCTGGAAACCTTTGCTGTCCGGCACCGCGCTGTTGCCGGCCGGGCAGTACAACAACTATCGCACCCTAGAATCCCTGGGATTCCGCTTTGATTATCCCTGGGATCTCAGTTACGACGACGAAGTTGGCGACCTAAAAAGATTTGATCGACTGTTTGATGTGCTGGATTCCATCATGTCCCTGGATCTAGATTATCTGCGACGGCGCACACAACGCAGCAATGAGCACAATCAGCGCCACATACTACAGGGCGGCTTCACCCAGCGTGCTCGACGAGTCAATCAACAACGATTGGAAAAATATCGATATGGTCAATGAGCTGGGCGTGACTGGTGCCAGTATATCACGCTGTCCTTGGTTGACCTGGGTGGACTTTTTGCTCGACGATCTAGGATCGCCGGCCCTGCGCAACTATGCTTGCAAGGGTGCCGGAAATAGGTATATTTCGCACAGCGCCATGAAACTGTCACAGGATCTAGTTGATGAAGCTGTTGTGGCTGTGATGTTCACCAACTTTGACAAGTTTGATCAATGGGTACAAGGCAGTGTATTGGAAAGCCTGCGCGATGAACGGCATGTTCCAAGATGGATCAACGGCGACGTGGCACGAGATCGCGGCTATTGGTGTACCGGCAGTCATTTTCCCAAAATCAAATCTCTGTATCGAGACCACTACTTCGATGTCACGCAGTTGGCTCTCCAGTCGTTGAACGACATCGCAGCCGCTGTGGCTGTGCTGAAACGGCGCCGTCCTTCGCTGTTGGTGATGTTTGACAGTCCGGTGTTGTGTTGCACCGAACAACACATCAACACGCTGACACAACGCAGCCATGGAGATCTATCACTGGAATCTGATCGGTCCATGCAACCGTTGATCGACTATGTACGAGATCATGTCGTGGATTTCCGGGGACTGATTGGACACTGCTGGGACCACGATCTTCCCTGGCAGCACTCGGTGTATGGACCGCACCCGCCCAGCAACAGCCACCTCAGTTACTACGAACTGTGTGTGAGACCCTGGATACAAAGGAATTGGACCCACTGTGATCTAATGGGCATAGCAAATGAAACTCGCAGCATGGCCGACAAGATGACGAAAAAATGGCATCAGTCGGGATTTTGATATATAATCTTATGACAACATCACAAAAATATCGAGTAGCAGACATCGGCCAGGCCGAGTGGGGACATCGCGAGATCGCGATCGCCGAGCATGAAATGCCGGGCTTGATGGCCATCCAGCGCAAGTATCAGGATCAGCAGCCGTTAAAGGGTGCTCGCATCGTGGGCAGCCTGCACATGACCATCCAGACCGCTGTGCTGATCAAAGTGTTGGTGGCCCTGGGCGCAGAAGTGCGCTGGTCGAGTTGCAACATCTTCTCCACGCAAGACCATGCTGCCGCAGCCATCGCTGACTTGGGTATCCCTGTCTACGCCTGGAAGGGCGAGACCGAAGAGGAATACTGGTGGTGTATTGACCAGACCATCCAAGGTTGGGAACCCAACATGATCCTAGACGATGGACACGATCTCACTGATCGCATCATCACACGATACCCCCACCTGGTCAAGAACATCCTGGGCGTTTCAGAAGAAACCACCACTGGAATCCTGCGCCTAAGAGAAAAAGCCGCTGCTGGTACCTTGCCGTTCCCGGCATTCAATGTCAACGACTCAGTGACCAAGTCAAAGTTTGACAACCTCTACGGCTGCCGTGAAAGTCTTGTGGACGGCATCAAGCGTGCCACCGACGTCATGATCGCCGGCAAAGTGGCTGTGGTTTGCGGATTTGGAGACGTGGGCAAAGGTTCAGCCGCTGCTCTGCGTGCGCTATCTGCACAGGTCTGGGTCACCGAAGTGGATCCCATTTGTGCCCTACAAGCAGCCATGGAAGGCTATCGTGTTGTCACCATGGAGTATGCTGCTGACCGTGCCGACATCTTTGTAACTGCCACTGGCAACGTCAATGTCATAACCCGAGCACACATGGATCGCATGCGACACAACGCCATCGTGTGCAACATCGGCCACTTCGACAACGAGATTGATGTGGCAGGTCTAAGCGATCTTGCCTGGGAAGAGATCAAACCACAAGTAGATCACATCATTTGGCCCGACGGCCGGAGGATCATCCTGTTGGCCAAAGGCCGGTTGGTGAACCTGGGCTGTGCAACAGGTCATCCCAGCTTTGTGATGTCAAACTCGTTTACCAACCAAGTGCTGGCGCAAGTTGAACTGTTCCAAAATCACAGCAATTACCGATCCGGGGAAGTCTATGTGTTGCCCAAACATCTCGACGAAGAAGTGGCACGATTGCACCTCGAACAGATCGGCGCCGAGCTCACTGAGATGAGCCACGAGCAGGCACAGTACATTGGAGTTTCGGTGTCAGGTCCCTACAAATCGGACAGTTATCGCTATTGACATTCTTCTAGCATCTGTTATACTAGTATTTTTCCTGGAGATAAAATGGACACTCGAACTTTCAGCGCAGAACAAAAAGCCAAACTCACACAGATCATCAACGAAGGCATGCAGGTCATGCATGAAGTGGAAACACTCAACGGTGGACTCAGCGACACCATCAAGGCCGTGGCCGAAGAACTTGAGATCAAACCCAATGTGCTCAAAAAGGCCATACGACTGGCACACAAGGCTGAATTTGGCAAAGAGCAGCAGGATCATGCCTTGCTGGAAACCATCCTTACCACAGTGGGCAAAACTCTTTGAATGTTTGTGCGCAGATCGTACCTGGAACAGAACCCGGTATTTTCGATCGCGCACGATTTTGGATATGAAAATCTGGTAGTAAGTGGTTGCAGTTTCACTTTCAACAACAGTGAAACCCATGCCAGCAGCTGGCCCTACTACCTGAGAGAGTTGGGTGGATTCAAGAAAGTGTATGATTGTTCGTTGCCCGGGGCCGGCAACTATCACATCAGTCATGCATTGCAATGGTCACTGACCCAAGAAGGCCTGGATCCCAGTGAGACCTTGGTATTGGTGATGTGGTCCGGCCATGACCGAGATGACACCATTGCCGGTGTATCAGCATTGGATCCCGGCTACACGACCAAACACTACTACACCCCGGGAGTGGTGTCTGCGGTCACAGGAGGCAGCATCTTGGATGCTCGCGGAAACACACGCAATGGACTGGACTGCATGCGATCGATCAAGACTCCAGAGTCTCGAGCCGTGGAAAACTATCTCTACATCGATGCTCTGCGAGCCTGGCTGGTTCACAATGGTTATCGGTCGGTGTTTGTGGATTATCTAGATCCGTCTCTGCCCAATCGCACCCGGAATTTCAACATACGAGATCATCTCCCAACTGCGTGCCAACAACGATTGGATGCTGTGTTTGCTGACTGTGTGGACATCTATGCATTTTGTGTCAAAAATGATCTGTTGTACGAAGATGATCTGCACCCCAGTGCCAACGGACATCTGGCTTGGACCCGCCAATGTTTGATACCTTGTCTCAAATCGCTGAACATCGACAACAAGTGAGCACATCGTGTCCAATCAAGCGCGGATCACACTGACTTCGCCCGATGGCAAGGATTCGGTGTGGGCCACCATCAACCTCATTGACAATCCCGGAGTGCAGGCCTGGCAACAAGCCGTGAGGAAGAATCCCCGGCAGCGTGATGTTTTGCCCATGCATCGATTCCGAGAACCCTATGCTCGAGATCCGCAGTTCGATCGAGCATATCGAGATCTCTTGATCGTGGCCCACCAGTTAAAGGACACCGATTATGCACTGCCCGAACCAGTGCCCTCGGTGCAGGAAATATCACAGCCGTGGTGCAATCGTGCGCATCGGCATTTCACTCACGCACATCAACGATTGACCGAAAACTACAGCTGGGATCACCCGCACTATGTGAAACACTATCCGTTGCTGTCGCGATTGAACGATCATGTACACATGGTAGAGATATATCATGATTGTTGGCCGCGGCACATGAACACTTGGTTCACTCCACACATCACTTGCTTGGCCAACATGGACTACGAAGCTGTGCCGATTCCTGATGCTGGTCAGTATCACAGCTGGCAACATCATGACGTGATACTGGATGCCTACATCTTGGGCAAGACCACTATATGCAGTTTCCTCGACGACGACGATCCTCGAGATTGGGATACCACCGGACATCACATCACTGCCGGTGGATTCATGATACTGTTTGACGATCATCGCCAGAAAATCTATCAAAGTCCGGAGTTCCAGGCATGGCTGTCTAAATACCAGGTCACCAAGCAAGATATTCCCGGAGACTTTCCCTTGGGAAATCTGGATCCAGCTCACCGACAACGGTTGCAGCAGTTTTGGCCACGCATGGATCCAAATTGGCGATGCGACATCGAATTGACCGTTGACCATCACAGAGAAACATGTTAGAATAACTCATCAACGAGGGAAAACATTGAGCTACATTGACGCTTTATACGACCGAGAACGCGATCGCATACATGTGGTAGGGCGACGGGATGGCGAACGCTATTACGAAGAGTTTCCGGCCAACTATGTGTTTTACTACGACGATCCGCGAGGCAAATTCCGCAGCATCTATGGCAACCCAGTAAGCAGATTCAGCACACGCAACAACAAAGAGTTCCGCAAAGAATTGGCCATACAAAAAGGCAAACGCTGTTACGAAAGTGACATCAATCCGGTGTTCCGTTGCCTGGAAGAGAATTACAAAGGTGTCGATGCTCCCAGGCTGCACACAGCGTTCTTTGACATCGAAGTAGACTTTGATCCCGAGCGTGGGTTCTCGCGCCCCGAAGATCCCTTCAATCCCATCACTGCTATTTCGGTGTACATGGACTGGTTGGATCGACTGGTGACTTTGGTGATCCCACCTCGTTCCATGAGTCGTGAAACAGCTCAAGAGATCGCGGCCGAGTTCGAAGACACCTTCGTGTTCGAGCAGGAATCACAACTGCTGGATGCGTTCCTCAACATCATCGAAGATGCCGATGTGTTGAGTGGTTGGAACTCCGAGGGTTATGACATACCTTACACCGTGCAACGCATCACACGGGTGCTGTCAAAAGATGACACGCGGAGATTTTGTCTCTGGCATCAATTGCCCAAACAGAGGACTTTCGAGCGCTTTGGTGCCGAAAACATCACGTTTGATCTCATAGGTCGTGTGCATCTCGACTACATGCAACTGTACAGGAAATACACCTACGAAGAGCGACACAGCTACAGCCTGGATGCCATTGGTGAATACGAAGAGCTGGGGAGCAAGACTGCGTTCGAAGGCACCCTGGATCAGCTCTACAACCAAAACTGGAAGACATTCATCGAGTACAACCGGCAAGATGTCCGGCTCCTGGCCAACATCGACAAAAAACTCCGGTTCCTGGATCTAGCCAACACGCTGGCACATGAAAACACTGTGCTCCTGCCCACCACCATGGGTGCGGTGGCTGTCACAGAGCAGGCCATCATCAATGAAGCACACGAACGTGGCATGGTTGTGCCCAATCGTCGAGATCAACTGTCAGACGAAGAGACACAGGCCGCTGGCGCTTATGTGGCCTATCCCAAGAAAGGCATGCATGACTGGGTGGGATCGATAGACATCAATAGTCTATATCCATCTACCATCCGGGCCCTGAACATGGGACCCGAGACCATCGTTGGTCAGCTTCGGCCCACGATGACCGATCGTTACATACGCGAACGACAACAAGGTGGCATGAGCTTTGCGGCTGCTTGGGAAGGCCTGTTTGGAACGCTGGAGTACACGGCCGTGATGGAGCAACAGCGAGGCACAGAGATCACCATCGACTGGGCACAGGGCGGGGATGATGTGCTCAGTGCCGCTGAAGTATGGCAACTGATATTTGACAGCAATCGACCCTGGATGCTTTCGGCCAATGGCACCATATTCACCTACGAGACTGAGGCAGTGATCCCTGGCTTGTTGAAACGCTGGTATGCAGAACGCAAAGAAATGCAAGCCAAACTCAAGGAGTCGACTACAAAAGAAGACGAGGAATACTGGGACAAAAGACAGCTGGTCAAGAAGATCAATCTAAATAGTCTGTATGGAGCTATCTTGAATCCCGGCTGTAGATTTTTTGACAAACGCATCGGTCAGAGCACCACGCTCACGGGCCGGGCCATCGCACAGCACATGGATGCCTATGTCAACGAGTGCATCACCGGAAAGTATGATCACGTGGGCGAAACCATCATCTACGGTGACACAGACTCGTGTTACTTCTCGGCCTGGCCTGTGCTACGCAAAGAAGTGGAGGCCGGCCACATGCAGTGGAGCAAAGAGACCTGCATCCAGCTCTATGATGGCATCGCCGAACAAGTGAACCAGAGCTTCCCGGGATTCATGGAGCGTGCTTTCCATGTGCCGCGTGAGATGGGCAGTGTGATCCGAGGCGGTCGCGAAGTTGTGGCCAGCCGGGGCTTGTTCATCACCAAGAAGCGTTATGCTGTGATGATCATTGACAAAGAAGGCAAACGCATCGATGTCAACGGTCGCCCCGGTAAAGTCAAGGCCATGGGTCTGGATCTCAAGCGCAGTGACACACCTCGTGTGATCCAGGACTTCCTCAGCGATCTCCTGGAACGTGTGCTAAATGGATCTCAGCGCGACGAGATCGTGGAAATCGTCAAGGAGTTCAAGTATGCGTTCAAAGAGCGTCCAGGCTGGGAGAAAGGTTCGCCCAAGCGTGCCAACAACATCACACAATATGCCAAGAAAGAAGAACGCGAAGGCCGAGCCAACATGCCGGGACATGTGCGTGCCAGCTTGAACTGGAATACCATGCGCCGAATGAACAGCGACAACTACTCGATGCAGATCGTGGATGGCATGAAAGTGATCGTGTGCAAGCTCAAGTCAAATGCCTTGGGCTGGACATCGATAGCTTATCCCACAGATGAACTGCATCTACCCACGTGGTTCAAAGAACTACCGTTTGATGACGGAGAGATGGAAGCCACCATCATTGACGGCAAGATCGATAACCTCTTGGGTGTGTTGGATTGGGATCTAGAATCTGCCACCAATACCGACAACACTTTCCAGACCTTGTTCGAATTCCAATGAAACTAAGCGAACTCATCAAATACCGAGAAAATCTCGCACAGCTAAGACCGCAAGATCCCGAGTCCACTATATCGTTGTCCTTGGATCCGGTGAGGCATCATATCATGACTCATGAACCGCGTTTTAAAAAGCTCGCAGCCGATCTCGAGCAATCGCGGATACGAGTCAGCGCAGGCATACAAGATTATCTCAACACGCTCAATGCCTATGATCACGAAGTCCAACGCCAGATCGATCAACTGCATGCCGAGTACATGGCCCGCAGTTATCGCATCTACGAACAAGAAATGAGCCGCGACGACGTGGACGTGATATTGAATCGCAAACTGGGTTACGAGCTGGAAAAACGCGAATACCTACGAGGTAGGATCGCGGCCCAGTGCGATTGGAAAAATCCCGGCATGATCTTGAGACCGGCACGCGAGCAGTGGATACTCAAACTGGTGGGCTTGGATCCGCTTTACATCGTGGATCAAAGCCATGATCTCTTGCGACCATCTATCACGCAGTTCACTCCCGAATATCAGCGTCGGTTGAGACCGTACATCATACGAGAAAGCGTGAGCGGCACCGTGGGACTGGATCTTCCCGATCGGCAAATGGGCTATGCGCTGATCTACAATTTTTTCAACTACAAGCCCATGGAACTGATAAGAGCCTACATGGAATGCATCGACAAAAAAATGGCCACGGGATCCATAGTTCATCTCACCATCAATGATTGTGACCGCAGTGGCGGTGCTTTGCTGGCCGAAAGTGGTTACATGTGTTACACGCCCGGTGGCATGGTCATCAGCATGTTGGAAAGCATGGAGTACGATCTCATCAACAGTTTTCACATCGATGAGGCAGTGACCTGGCTTGAGTTCCGCAAGTCCGGTGAGAGGATCAGTTATCGAGGCGGACAGACTCTGGCTAAAATTATTGACAAAAGCAATCGTTTCTATTACAATGACGATGACGTAGATACATCAAACCCCAAGGAGATATTATGAGAGATTACCTATTAGATTTAGTATCACACACCTACGATCTTGGCTGCATAGATCTTGTCAAGATCACTGGCACAGACCAAGAAACCGTGATCGATGGCTTGGCCGAAGATCGTTCAGTGGTGCTCAGTGCTCGGTTCTCGGGACCTGTGGCCGACTTCATTGGCACGTTTGGCATGCCAAATCTCGCCAAGCTCAAGATCCTGCTGAATCTACAAGAATATCGCGAGGATGCTGACATCACTGTCAAGCGACAGGACCGCAACGGACAAGAAGTTCCTGTGGGACTGCACTTCAAGAACGCAGCCGGTGATTTCAAGAACGATTATAGATTCATGACTTCGGAGATCGTGGCCGAGAAACTCAAGACCGTGAAGTTTCGCGGTGTGAACTGGAACATCGAGTTCGAGCCCACAGTGGCAGGCATCCAGCGTCTCAAGATGCAGGCCCAAGCCAACAGCGAAGAGCCCATGTTCCAGGTCAAAGTAGACAACGGAAACTTGTTGTTCCAGTTCGGTGATCATAGCACACACGCCGGTGAGTTCATCTTCCATGCCGGTATCACTGGAGATCTCAAACGCACCTGGAGCTATCCGGTCAAACAAGTGATCTCGATCCTGGATCTCGTGGGCGACAAAGTGGTTCGCATCAGCGACGACGGAGCTGCTGAGATCACTGTGGACTCGGGCATGGCCCAGTATCGTTACATCCTACCAGCTCAAGTCAAGTGACCGAACAATACGACCTCACTGGCCGACAACAGGATTATGCTGTGTTTTTGCCGGCCATATCCAGCTTTTATGCCACTTACATAGGCAAGCAACGCTACGACAACAATTTTGTTCCAGCTTCGCGCATGCCCGCTGGCATTCCTGACATGGAACAACTGAACTGGTTGAATGCCCAGAAATCGTTGTTTCCCTATCGTTGGAGCCTGTACTCAGCGGGCCATGCCAACTTGGACGTATCAAAGTTGGTGCCCAAAGAAGACATGGTCAGGAACCGTGACCCCAACACCGTGATGTTGTGCGACTCAGGTGGATTTCAGATCGCCAAAGGTGTGTGGCCAGGACGCTGGGCCGATCCACGAGATCAGGCCGCAGAACGAAAACGCAGAGAAGTCCTGGAGTGGCAATGTAGTATCGCCACTTATGGCATGACCATGGACATTCCCACCTGGACCTATCGCAATCCCGAATGGGCTGCGTTGGCTGGAATTTCCAGCTACGATGATGCTGTCACAGCCACCAAAAACAACAACGACTTCTGGATCGCCAATCGCCACGGTGATACCAAGATACTCAATGTGTTGCAGGGCGGTAACCATGCCGAAGCCGACCACTGGTACGACATCATGAAAGTGTATTCGGATCCCAAGCACTACCCAGAACGACACTTCAACGGCTGGGGCATGGGCGGACAAAACATGTGTGACGTGCATCTCGTTCTCAAACGTCTGGTGCATCTCATACACGATGGCTTGCTGGAAAAAGGTGCCCATGATTGGATGCACTTCTTGGGAACATCAAAACTGGAGTGGGCCGTGTTGCTCACTGACATCCAGCGCGCCATTCGCAAGTATCACAACAGCAACTTCACCATCAGTTTCGATTGCGCTTCACCGTTCTTGGCCATCGCCAATGGTCAACTCTATCACGAGATCGTTACCGGAAATCGGGAAAAGTGGAGCTATCGCATGGAGCCCACGGCCGACAACAAAAAGTATGCCACAGACAATCGTCTGTTCCGAGACGCAGTGATACAGGACAGCATACATTCTGTTTTTGAGGACAGTCCGGTGAGCTCGCGTCTCAAGATTTCCGATGTGTGCGTGTACCGTCCTGGCGACGTCAACAAAGTGGGAAAAGAAGGCAAGACGTCATGGGACAGCTTCAGCTATGCTCTTCTCATGGCGCACAATGCCTGGATGCACATTGAAGCGGTACAGCGAGCCAATCGACTCTATGATCAAGGCATCGTACCAGACATGATGGCACACCCCACCGACAATGCTTTTGATGCCCGGACCGTGATAGACAAAGTGTTTGCCGCTCGTGATCGCCAAAAGAGCTTGCGCATAATCGATGAACATGCTAAAGTTTGGGAACGGGTGATTGGTACTCGTGGATTCACCGGAAAACGAGCTGTCAATGCCCATACCATGTTCAACAGTCTTTTTGATGTGACAGAAGAAGTCGAACCCGACAACGAATTTGACCAAACCTGTCTTGACCGACTCGAGGAAAGTGTATAATGTACGAAAATCGTATCCGGCACCTAGAAGAAATGCACCAGAATCTCAACAAGCGCATCGATGGTTTGGAAAAAACCGGTGTTTTCGAAGACAAGAATCTGCTCGAACTCAAGAAACAAAAATTGGCCATACGTGATGAATTGAGCCGATTGCAGAAACTGCAATGGGAGCATAATCACGAAAGCGTGAACTTGGAGGAAGATCGATGAACCGACCCGGGCACAAAGACACCGAGTTTTTCTGGGGCGACGAAGTAGAGCATACTCCGGTTCATGGTGAACCTACCTTGTTCGTGGTAGGATATCAGACCCAAGAAGCCATTGACTCTGCATTGCGTGACGCCAACTTTGCCAACATTCCCGGAACAATCCGACACATCTTTTTTGGTGCCAACGACAGCTATCGTCCACGCACCGCAGATGATTTCACAGCCTGGGAGAACGTGATCATGACTTATCTGGATCGTGGATTCTGGTGCAGTCTGGACGTTCCGTTCCAGTATGTGGAAGAGTTCCACGAAGGTGGCTTGTGCGAGCGTGATCGATTCATCCCCATCATCAAGGTTCCCGTTCCTTACATCCGGCTCTGGAACTACAACACCTGTGTCAAGATCGATGATAGAGATTTCGCAGCCAGCAATCCCGGTGTGTGGGTACATCAGCTACATGACCTCTTGCCACGTGACCGTTTCACGTCATGGGCCGACTACGACAAGGACCGCACTGTATGAAATGGTTTGACCGATGGTTTGTCCGCAAATGCAAATGGGCCTGGGACAATCGAGATATCGCCGATGTGGCAGAGACATCGCGTCTCAATTCGGCGAAATATGCCACAGCAATAGAAGAGGATTCGACACCATGGAACGATGGTCTCCGCATCAATATAAAAAAGATGATCGGCGGGTTTGTTGTTAGTTTCCGTGTGTATGATCGAAAAACAGATCGCACAGATGACCGTGCTTACATCATCACCGACGAGCAGGATTTCAACACCGAACTGGGCAAGATTATAACCATGGAATCAATGAGGCAGACATGAATCAAGACGAAAGAGCCACAGCAGAACGCATCAAAGACCGAGCACGGCGCATGATCTGGGTCACTTTCCGCAAGGAAGGCATCCATCGTTATCCGGCAGCGGCCACAGATCCCCGACTGTGTGCCGCCGGCGAGTATGATGTCAGTTTCCTGGCCAATGCACACAGACACATCTTTCACTTCCGGGTGGGCATCCAGGTGTTCCACAATGATCGGGACATCGAGTTTATCCAGTTCAAACGCTGGCTGGAAAATCTCTATAACAAAGGCACCTTGGAGTTAGACTTCAAAAGTTGCGAGATGATTTCTGACGACTTATATATACACATAGCAGATCGATATCCCGGACGCGACGTGTACATCGAAGTGGCAGAAGACGGCGAGAACGGTTGTGAGATCCGCTACGAAACCCATCAACCACAAACCATTTCAGTCTAACAAGGAGTAATCATGGGCCGGCCCCAGATCAAATCCAATCCACGAACCCAGTCCACTTTTGAGGATCTGGAAAACTTTCTGGACTTTTGTCGCAACTATGGATACAAGTTCCATGAAGGTGATCTCTACAACTGGAAGAGCTACGCCTTCCAGCAATTCAACAAATTCCAACAAGGCAAGCCCGCCAAAGACATGTGGGCCATCGACGCACGCCGCGCAGGGTAGCATGGACTTTGATCGAGTCGGTCCAAAGTCTCGCGAACTGTGGCAACGTGTTTTTGATGGCAAGTCCGTCTTAGACATTGCCAGTCACACCGGGCGCACCAGTCAAGACATATTAGATTTTGGTGCGCGACGAGTCGTGGGACTAGAGCCCAGACCCGACATGGTGATAGAAGCCCGCAGACAGAGATCCGATCCAAGGATAGAGTTCATCTGCGGTGATGCCACCGATGCCAGGATCATGCCGGCTTTGCTCGCCGAGGTAGACACAGTGGCCTGCCTGGGTGTACTATATCACATGCATGATCACTTCAACTTCTTCAAGTCGGTATGCGTGAGTCCGGTGCGATATCTCGTGATCGAGACCTTGTTTGGACTCGAAAGTCCCAATCCCACCATGCTATGCAACGTGGAATCGTCGCAGGAACAGGACCGAACATGTGGCATCAACGTGGGATTTGATCGTGTCATGGTGGGCGCTCCCAACTTGGCCTGGATACATTCGGTGTTGGAGATATTTGGGTGGCACATCACATGGTTCAGCACCTACATCAGCCACTTGCCCGATGACCGGATGTTGATCGTGGCCGAGAACAGCAGATACAGTGCTGGGACGCTGTTGCCCGGAGATCTCTGGCAGTGGCATGTTGAACCCGGTCACACAGTTGGTAGCAAGCATTTCAGTTTATATTAACAAGGACGCATGATGAGAAAACTTTTTTACATGGGGCTGGAAAGTTATGAGGCCCGTTATACCCTGCAACTCACAGAGTGGAACCGCCGTGTGTTTGAACGACGCGGTATCGATGTTGTGTATGTGCCCGGCAGCACCATCGATGACACCCAGAGTATCTCTGTGGGACAGGTCTTGGATGCACATGGTCGCAGTTATTTCTCAATGAGCCAGATGATGAATCTGGTACAATGGATGCGCAACGGAGAGGTCACCAATGAAGATGTTATCTACTTTGAAGACATGTTTCAGCCCGGTATCGAGAGCTTACCTTATATTCTTGATCAAGTGCCTGAGTCTCAGCGTCCTCGCATTTTTGTCCGTTGTCTTGCTCAAGCCATTGATCCTGATGACTTCGTTCATGTCTGGGGCATGGCAGGCTGGATGTCAACGTATGAAAAGATGGTGAATCAGATCCCCGGCGTCACTGTGTTGGCCACCAACGAAGAGATGGTTGCTCACATGCGTATCGCGGGCTGGACTGCTCCCATCTACAATATCTCGGGCCTGGCGTTTGGCAAGGCGGAAGTGCTGGAACGCATTGGTGGTGCTGATTACATAAAACCATTCGCAAACAGAACCATGCGTGTAGGGTTTGCTGCCAGATTTGATCAGGAGAAACAGCCCGACTTTTATATGGACTTGATCGAGATGTATCTTGCGCAAGGTCGTCACAAGCACGTTGAGTTCGCTGTGTTTTCGGGTGGACCCTTGCGTAGCAATAATCCTCGATACCTCGAACGTGCTCGGGACATGCAAGCCCAAGGCAAGTTAAAAATCTATGACGGGCTGAAGAAAAATGATTATTACCATCTCCTCAATGATACTCGCGTGTTGTTCAATTGCGCCCTCCAAGATTGGGTCAGCAACACTGTTAGCGAAGCCGACACCTTGGGTTGTAATGTGCTGTATCCTGCATATCGCAGTTTCCCCGAGACCTTTGCCAACGACCCCCAGCGCTTGTATGTGCCTTGGAGCATAGATGATGCCTTCCACAAGTTGGAGAATCTCTTGGCAGAGCCACATCACAACATGGGCTTGATCTCGGCATGGACCAATGGCACAGTGGATCGTTGTCTAGACATCATGCTGGGCCAAGGCGAAGAATGGCGCAGAGACGGTGCTCGTTATCGAGATCATGTGAACACAGCCAAGTATGCTGTGCGGAAAGTCGAGGATCAAAATGTCTGAACGTGTGGTAGTTACCGGTAGTTCGGGTTATATCGGAGGCCAGACCACGATACGCCTCAAGGAACTGGGGTATCATGTGATCGGTATCGATGTGCAATCGTGTCCGCAAAGGTTGCGCAGTTATCAGGATCGTTCCTTTCAAGAAGACTACGCCAGTCGATTCGCCTTGGACTTGATCGCAGACTCGCAGCCCTTGGCCATCATCCATTGTGCTGGCACCAGTTTGGTGGGTCCCAGCCTCTTGGACCCAGAAAGATACTACAACAACAACTTCGTGAAAACCAAGCGTTTGATGGATCATGTGCGGGTGCGTGTTCCAAAAACACGCATGGTGTTTTCGAGCTCGGCTGCGGTGTACGGGGAACCAGTGATGACTCCATGTCACGAAGTTGATCCCACTCTCCCGATATCGCCTTATGGCGAAAGCAAACTCATGATCGAAATGCTGCTACAGGCCTATCAACGTGCGTATGGAACCGATTTCGTGGCACTGAGATATTTCAATGCCGCCGGCGCTGACCCCAAGGGACGTCATGGACAAAATCCAGCAGCCACACATCTCGTGGCTCGTGTGTTAGAGGCCAGCTTGAATCAATCCATGTTCACGCTCAACGGCAACGATTACCCCACACCTGATGGAACCTGCATCCGAGATTACATACACGTGGACGATCTCGCCGATGCACATGTGCGTGCCATGCTGCCAGAAACTGCGCCCGGGATTTACAATCTTGGCACCAATTCAGGACACAGCAATCTAGAAGTGATCGACACTGCCCGGAAAATCACTGGCATCGAACTGACCGTGGCACAAGGCCCCGCACGGGTGGGGGATCCAGCACAGCTCACTGCGAACTCAGAAAAGTTTCGTTTGGCCACCGATTGGAAGCCCAAGTGGACGCTCGAGGACATCATTGCACATGCCTGGAGATGGTATCGCGATGGCGTTTGATGCTCTGTTTGATTTCGAAAAAGCCTTGGCCGAATTCACTGGTGCACCTTATGTGGTGGTCACTGACGGTTGTACACATGCCATTGAACTTTGCATGAGATACCACGGTGTAAAGAAAACACGATTCACAGCATTTACCTATCTCAGCATACCGCAGCTGATGCGTCAACTTGACATCGAACACGATCTGATCGGAGAAGAGTGGCACGGAGAATACCAATTCTATGACACCTGTATCTGGGATTCGGCCCGGCGGCTCGAATCCAACATGTACCGCAGTGGACAACGACAGTGCGTGAGTTTTGGTTTCGACAAACCGTTGGCCTTGGGCAAGGGTGGTGCTGTGTTGTTGGATGATCATCACGAATGGGAAGTGCTGTCACGCTGGCGAGCCGATGGTCGAGATCTGCGAATATCACCGTGGCAACAACAGGTGAGATTTGGTCCTGGATGGCATTATTGTCCCACTCTAGAACTGTGTCGCCAAGGTTTGGCATTGCTGTCGGGGTTCTCTGGTGCTTGCCAGACAGCAAAGTATCCAGATTGTCGACAAATAGTGCTGGAATCTTGACCACGACCTAAATATCTTGTACAATAACAGCATGGCGATCCACCGCCCTAACTCGGAGACTGTAATGGAAAATGGGAAATACCTCAGCGATATTATCCGCAAGAACATGCGGGACAACAACAAACGATTCTGGGCCGGAGACAACATCTCCGACTATGTGCGTGACACAGATGTACCGTTCCTGATAGACGAAGCCACCGAAGCCTTTGAACTGGTGTTGGATCGGCTCCTGATCGATAGAGAAACCGATCCCAACTCAAAGGGCACAGCACGCAGATTGGCCAAGATGTACTACAACGAGATCATGGCCGGTCGCTATGATGCCGCGCCTGATTGCACAGCGTTTCCCAATGATTCAGAGGATAGATATGAAGGAATGTTGGTGGTGCGGAGCGAAATCCGCAGCATGTGCAGCCATCATCACCAACCTGTTGTGGGTGTGGCTTATATTGGCATATTGGCTGCTCACAAGCTCATCGGGCTTTCCAAATATACCCGGATCGCCCAGTGGTGCAGCCGGCGTGGCACGCTACAGGAAGAACTCTGCAACGACATCGCCAGAGAGATCATGAAGGTCACTGACAGCCAGGACGTGGGAGTGTATATCCAAGCCACCCACGGCTGTTGCGAGAATCGTGGCATCATGGCACATTCCAGCCTCACCCAGACCACTGTGCTACATGGCATGTTCAAGACCGATCCTGCCGTGAAAAAAGAGTTCATCGACAACATCAAACTACAGCAGGACTTTGCACCAAGATGACAGATCTAGAACAAGCCCAACAACAACGAATAGCACCCTGGGATGACGTGGTATGGGAGGACTTCCATGTCACGGTGTTTCGTGATCGGTATCCCGTGACTCCCGGCCATTTGTTGTTTGTGCCCAAATACAACAACAACGGCGTGATACGCGAAGCACTGGCCAGTGCCCAGATCGAAGGAGACAACATGGTAGCCCGTGGCGACTGCGACGGCTACAACATCGGTCTCAACCAGGGACGATCGGCCGGACAAACAGTGATGTACCCTCATGTGCATCTCATTCCGCGACGCACCGGCGACTGCGCCGACCCCACAGGTGGTGTTCGTGGTGTGATACCCACTCAACAGAATTACAAAAACACAGACTACAAAGATCCCACAGGTAAGTAACTGCTCAGCGGTCTCTCAATGACGCTCATCCCGCTCTATAAATTCTGCGTGTCATCAAACTTGCCCCTTATCACAGGAGACTAGAGATGGCAAAATTCTATTCAACAAAAACCTATGGCAATGATCGCGGACTCAGCTGTTGTTTCCGGCAGTGGAGATCCACTCACAGTCATTGTTCTACCTTGCATGGATACAGCATAGGTATACGATTGATCTTTGAAAGCGAAACACTAGATGAACGCAACTGGGTCATGGACTTCGGTGGACTCAAAGACTTCAAGGCCTGGGCCGACTACATGTTTGATCACACTCTGGTCATTGCCGAGGATGACCCGCATCTAGACTTTTTTAAAATGATGGCCCAGCAGGTCACTGCGGGGTCCGAGAATCCCAACAGCTTTGTTCCACACGAGCGAGGAGCATTGTGCGACTTGCGTATAGTGCCAGCTGTGGGCTGTGAAATGTTTGCCAAACTGGCCTATGACAAAATGGCCGAATTGCTAAAGTCCGGCAAATCTAGGTATGTTATCAACCCAGGAGTTCGTGTAAAATCAGTTGAAGTATTCGAACACGGCGCCAACTCAGCGATCTACGAGGGCTAAAAGGACTTGGTCATGTCATACATCTATGAATACCGATACTATCAACGCAGTGATGGTATTCAAAGCTGGAAGAACCGTTCGTTAAAATTCGGTGACGCCATGGCTGCCTTGTGTTATGCCCACGACATACCCTGGGACTATCTCGAAGTATCGTTCCCCGAATGTTTCAAGCGCAACGAACTGGGACGATTGGAACGTCATCCCTACAGCGTCGACGATCAGATCGAGTTCATGCAAGAGATGGCGCAGCGGCACCCCAAACGTGTGCTGGAGATTGGTGGCGGAAGAGGTGAGGTGGCCAATGTGTTGACACACATGGGCATACCCACAGTCAGCATCGAGACCGGACCCGATTGTGATCGATGGTATCGAGAAACCGGACAGCAATTCTTTGGCAACGATGCATTGGTACAGCCCTTGAACATTGGTCTAGATCAAGCTCGGCGCGATCTAGATCTGTCTGAGTTTGACACCATCATCATGGTAGAGACACTGGAACACATTCCTGTCGAAGAGTTTGATCCTTTCTGGGATCATGTGGTAGAAAAATTCCGTGGTAGATTCGTAGTCACTAACTGGAAAAATTTCCATCCCATTTGGGTAGGTCGTGGTGCAGGCCCCCAAGAACATTGCCGTTTGGTAGACGACGATCTCTATGATCGATTCAGTTCGCAGGCACGAGAAGTCGTGATCCGAGACGGTAGCCATCTAGTATTGGATTTGTAAATGTTATCTATATTATTGCCCACTCGCGGTCGACAGGAATCTCTCAAGCACAGCGTGATGAGCCTGGTAGATCTGGCCAACGACAACACCCAGATCGAATGGTGGTTTGGTTTTGACGACGATGATCAAAGCAGTTTGGAATATTGCCAGCGTGAAATCTTGCCCGAGCTTGATCGTCGAGGCAGTGTTTATACCGTGATGCAGTTCCAGCGACTGGGCTACGGTCGCCTCAATGAATACGTGAATGCCCTGGCACGTGATGCCACCGGCGATTGGTTGATCTTCTGGAACGACGATGCTGTGATGCGCACCCAAGACTGGGACGTGGTGATACGCAGCCACACCGGGAAGTTCGTGATACAGGCGTTTGACACACACAAAAAACACCCGTATTCGATATTTCCCATCGTTCCGCGCGAGTGGAGAGACGAACTTGGGCTGTTGAGCCATCATCCGCTCAATGATGCCTGGATCAGCCAGATCGCCTGGATCTTGGACATCATGGTGAGGATCGACGTGGTAGTGGATCACGAACGATTTGATCTCACCGGCAAAAACGGTGATGACACCTACAAAGAACGGCAGATCTACGAAGGCAATGTCAACGATCCCAGAGATTTCAATCACATCAGCAATCGACGTGTGAGACTTGATGCTGCTAACCGGCTGGCCCGCTACATGGCCAAACGCAAAGATTGTGATCTCACTCACTGGAACGAAGTGGCACAGGGACGCAGAGATCCTTGGTCCAAGATGCTGGAGTCAGATGTCAACAACCAAATGATGAGGATAGTTTGATGAAAAAAGTCTATGTGAGTTGGACCGATGTACAACGTCAAACACAGGATATCATTCGTCAGATGAATCTAGACGACTGGAGACCCGACTACGTGGTGGGTATCACTCGCGGAGGATTGGCGCCAGCGGTGCTGATAAGCCAATATCTAAATGTGCGCATGGAAACGCTCAAGGTCAGTTTGCGTGACAACGTGGATTGTGAAACCAATTGCTGGATGCCCGAGGATGCGTTTGGATATGTGTGGAAAGAACATCGCAAGGATCCAGAGGTCACCAGCGACATCGATCGCAGACAACGCATACTCATCGTGGACGACATCAATGATTCCGGTGAAACCTTGAACTGGATAAAAAACGACTGGCAAAGTTCTTGCATGCCCAATGATCCGGCCTGGCAAGACATATGGAATCACAACGTGCGCATCGCTGTGTTGTACCAAAACGAAAGCAGCCATTCTGAATTGACTCCTGACTATGCAGCCGAAGTCATCAACAAACTGGAGGAACCACAGTGGGTGGTGTTTCCCTGGGAAGAGTGGTGGCGGAGATGGAACCCCAGCGAGGAGCATCAATGAAGGATCAGCCAGATCTCAACATCATGACCACCGGTGTTTATGATGATGCACGCTCATTTCGTGTGGCCTGTGACTGCCATGACAATGATCACGATGTCGACGTCTGGATCGAAGTTGAAACTGAGGAGGAATCGCCGGGAATCACCGTAACATTTTATCGTGAACTAGATACTCCGTGGTGGGAATCGGGTTTCAACCGATTCCGCGAAGCCTGGCGCATCCTGGTGCATGGACGCAGCCGATTCTCTGGCACATTGATCATGCAGGCCGAAACTGCCGAGGCCTTGTGTGACGCTATCCGATCATCAATTGAAAGATTAAAGAAACGATGACACTACCCGACGAACGCTATCGTGCCGTCAAGCACACTGAACAGTTCCTACGGCGTCTAGCAGCTGGAGATATTCCCCGTGTGCCCAAGGCAGTTCGCGATGAAGCTCGAGCCCTGTTGCGACACTATCCTAATCAATGGGATATAGACAGGTTGGCAGAAAAATCACCTGATGTGATAACAAAAGAAATGGAACCACTCACCAAAATGGTGATGCAATACGATATCAACCAAAAGGAAAATCCATGAGCGACGTTTTCAGCGATCAAAGAAAATTCATGACCGTGTCCGGCCAGTCCGTGGACCGTTACAATCCCGACCAATTCGAGCTTTACAAACGCTTGATACAAGAAGAAGTCACTGAACTGGAAGAAGCTGTTGACATGGAGGCCGAACTGGATGCTCTCATCGACATCTTGGTGGTGACTGTGGGTGCCATCCACAGCATGGGCGCCGATGCTGAAAGTGCCTGGAAAGAAGTGTTCCGCAGCAACATGGCCAAAGTGGATCCCATCACAGGTCGTGTGATGAAACGCGAAGATGGCAAAGTGCTCAAACCCGCCAATTGGGAACCACCTAGGTTGTCTGGTTTTCTCAGGAAATCATGACTGCCATGATCGAACCCTTGCGCGATGACCTCATGGTACAGCAACAACTGCCGGCGGGGTTTGGCCCGATTGGTGCCTGGCAACACATGGTGGCAGTGATCATGCTGAACCAGACTGGACGAAAACCTGTGAAAACGGTATTTCCCATTTTCATGCACCGATGGCCCACACCCCTGTCTTTCTACAAGGCCACGGAACAGGAAGTCAAAGATGTGATATGGCCTCTGGGTATGATGAATGTGCGTTATAAACGACTCAAAGGCATGACCCAAGACTTCTTGACGTGGGACCAAGATGATGCTACAATGTTGTATGGCATCGGCAAATATGGTTCGGACTCATATGAGATCTTTTTCAAGAACAACTACACTGTGGAACCCACTGACAAAGAACTGCGGCGCTACTTGGACGAAGAAATTTTCACAACGGCCTAAATAAAATCATGGAAAAAATCACTTACACTGAAATCTTTTACAGCCTGCAAGGCGAGGGCAAATGGGCCGGTGTGCCCTCGGTGTTCTTCCGCACATACGGTTGCAACTTCCGTTGCCGCAAGTTTGGTCGCACAGACGACTTCGAAGGGCACAACCCCGAAGTGGTGGACATCATCAAGATGGTGCAAGCCGAGCCCGAGAAATACAAAAAGTTCGAAGACTTGCCCCTTGTGACCACAGGCTGCGATACCTATGCCAGCATCTATCCCGAATTCAAGAGTTTCAACGAACAGGATGATGTTGACACCATCGTGGATCGCATGCATGCCTTGATTCCCAACAACACCTGGGACCAAGGCTGGAACGATGATGTGCATCTCGTGATCACGGGTGGAGAACCACTCTTGGGTTATCAAAAATTGTATCCCGAGATGCTTCAACGCTGCCGAGACAATGGTCTACGCAACCTCACATTTGAGACCAACGGCAGCCAGGAGCTCTATCCCGAAGTCGAACGATATCTCTTTGAAGAATTTACACGCAACGGTAGAGACTATGATCGGCTCACATTCAGTGTCAGCCCCAAATTGCCCTGTTCGGGTGAGCGGTGGGAATCGGCTATCAACCCCAAGGTGGTCAAAAGCTACGAGATGGTGGGTATGACCTATCTCAAGTTTGTAGTGGCCACGAGGCAGGACGTAGAAGATGCTGAACGTGCTGTCACAGAGTTCCGCGAAGCCGGCTTTGGTGGACCGGTGTATCTCATGCCCATGGGCGGTGTGCCGCAGGTTTACAATCTCAACACACAAGAAGTGGCTCGCTTGGCCATGGAGCGAGGTTGGCGCTACAGTCCCAGGCTGCAAGTGGATATCTGGAGGAACGCATGGGGAACTTGACCACCAAACAACGCATCAAATCCATCACTGGCTGGATCAAAGACTACGCCAAGAAAAATCGCATCAAGACCTTGGTGGTAGGAGTTTCTGGCGGCATCGATTCCGCAGTGGTCAGTGCCTTGTGTGCTCGCACTGGCTTGCCCACCATCGCAGTGAGCATGCCCATCCATCAGAGCAAAAAGACACACAGCCTTAGCGTGGCCCACGGTGCTTGGTTGAGAGAAAATTTTGAAAACGTGCGGCACGAGACTGTAGATCTCACACCCACGTTCCGGCAGTTTGAACGACTGTTTGATGGCGGATCCGAGCTGGGCTTGGCCAACAGCCGTGCCCGACTCAGGATGATGTGCCTATACCAGACTGCACAAGATGCTGGTGGTATCGTGGTAGGCACCGGTAACCGTGTGGAAGACTTTGGTGTGGGCTTCTTTACCAAGTACGGTGATGGCGGTGTGGATATCAGCCCCATCGGCGACTGTCTCAAAACCGAAGTCTGGGCCATGGGACGCGAGTTGGGCATTCTCGACGAAATCATCGATGCACCCCCCACTGACGGTCTCTGGGCCGATGGACGCACCGACGAAACACAATTGGGCATGACCTATCCCGAACTGGAAGAGGCCATGCAGCTGGACGAGGTCGCCGAGACCGCTGACCTAGATCGCGGGCAACGAGCAAGGTTGAAACGCTATCGAGAGATCCGTGCCCGTAACTTGCACAAGATGCTGCCCATCCCGGTGTGCAAGATAGATTAAAAAGAAAGGCAACACATGAGTTATCTGTTTACCAGCGAAAGCGTCAGTGAAGGTCATCCCGACAAAGTGGCCGATGCCATCTCGGATGCAGTGGTGGATTATTTCATGGAGCAAGGCACCGATCGTGTGCGATGTGCCTGTGAGACCTTGGTCACCACAAATCGCGTGATCATTGCCGGCGAGTACAAAGGCGAATTTGATGCCGGCAACATCGAAGATCGCATACGCGAAACCGTGCGCGGCATTGGCTATCATCAGAGCGGATTTGATGCCGACACTTTTACATTCACCAACCTCATGCACGGTCAGAGCGCGGACATCGCCTTGGGCACCGATTCGTTTGGTGCCGGAGATCAAGGACTCATGTTTGGCTATGCATGCAAAGAAACCGATGCTTACATGCCTGCAGCCATTTACTGGAGTCATCGCATCGTGGAAACACTGGCACAACTGCGCCACGGTGGCAAGATGTCATGGCTGGGACCCGATGCCAAAAGCCAGGTCACGTTCGAATACAACGACAGCGGAGTACCAACTCGGGTGGCTCGAGTGGTGTGTAGCACGCAGCACGAAGAAGGCATGAACATCGAATCTCTTCGACATGCTGTGGAAACCGTGATACGATCAGTGTTGCCGCAAAAATACATAGACTCCAACACTGAATTTTACATCAATCCCACGGGACGGTTCGTTATAGGTGGGCCCGATGGCGACACTGGTGTCACGGGACGCAAGATCATCGTGGACACTTATGGTGGTTCAGCACCGCATGGCGGAGGTGCATTTTCTGGCAAAGATCCCACCAAAGTGGATCGCAGTGCTGCCTACATGATGCGTTACATTGCCAAGAACATCGTGGCCTCGGGACGAGCATCATGGGCCACCTGCCAAATCAGTTATGCCATTGGTGTATCCCAGCCCATGAGTTTTTACATCGAGTGTGATGACACAGCATTGGCAAGAGACTTGACATTACTGATTCCAAAGGTAGTAGACTTGACTCCTCGGGGAATCATCGAGCGCTTTGATCTTTTCCGACCCATATATCACAACACCACTAATTACGGACACTTTGGAAAACCAGGATTGCCCTGGGAAAAAATCGATTTGTTCTAAGTGATGCCGGTACCATTCATGGACATACAGTACTATGATTTTTTTGACGAGCTTGCCACTCTACAGCATCGCTGGAGTTGGTGGCCGCGTCGATGCCATATATCCGGGCGTTGGTTGTTTTGCCAACCAGCAGTTCGTGCCCGTGTTGTGTACACTGGTCCCGGTGATCCCGTCGTAAAAGATCGATGGTATCACCGTCAAGAAGCATTGGTAAAAATTATGAGAGGATCACATCATGGGTTTGTTCGATAGATTTAAGAAAAAACCTGCGGCCCCTGCAGAACCTAAAGAAAAACCTGAAAAGGTAACAAAAAAATCTGCCAAGGAACTGGCCACCGAACGCGGAGAGCCCTATGTGTCGATCGTGCGCATGGATGTCAATCCCGAAAATCTGCACGAAGGCAGTTTCGAACTGGACTGGAACGACAAGTTCATAGCCAACCTGGTGCGAGCAGGATATCAGATGAAGCCCAACGAATCCGAAGACATCATAGTAGATCGTTGGTTCCAGAATGTGTGCCGCAACGTGGTCATGGAGACCTGGGAACAAGAACAGGCCATGAACCCCAATGTTCGTTACACCCAGAGTCGTGATCTCGGTGGAGGTCGGCGAGAAGTATCATGAACATCCTGCTGTGCGGTGACAGTTTCGCTGCCGACTGGAATCATCGTTCCACCCAGGCATGGTGGCAACAACTGTCACAGCATCATGACATGGTCAATGTGGCCCAGGCCGGATGCAGCGAATATCGCATCCTACAACAACTGAGAAATCAATGCCTCAACGACTTTGACGCTGTGATCATTTGCCACACCAGTCCATATCGCATCTATGTGCAAAAGAATCCCTTGCACCCCAGTGGTACTCATGCCAACAGCGATCTCATATTCAGTGATGTGGAAAACAGCAAAAACACTGAGGTACGTGAGCATCTGCTGTACTGGTTCCAGCATCTCTTGGATCTAGATCATGCCAGAGACATGTATGGCATGATACGCAGAGAGATACAAGACCTGGTGTCCGGGCGGCCATGCCTGCATCTCAATTTTTTTGAACAAACACTTTCCGGTGACGTCAGCATGCATAGATTCTGGCGAGATCATCCCGGCGACATCAATCACATGGATCCCACTGGAAATCGCAGGGTCTACCAATACATCAAGGAACTGATCAATGATCTTTAATCACATCAAACAACTCAAAGCCGAAGGCAAAAAGATCGGCATCACTTTCAGCACCTTTGATATGCTGCATGCCGGGCACATCGCCATGCTGAGTGAAGCCAAGAACCACTGCGATTATCTCATCTGTGGCTTGCAGACCGATCCCACCATAGATCGTCCCGACACCAAGAACCGTCCAGTGCAGAGCATAGTAGAACGCCAGATCCAGTTGGCCGCTTGCCGCTATGTGGACGAAGTGGTGGTGTATGAGACCGAGCAGGATCTCGTGGATCTCTTGCTGATCCTGCCCTTGGATGTTCGCATCCTGGGAGTAGAGTACGAAGGCAAACACTTCAGCGGCCGGGACGAATGCGAACATCGCTGCATCGACATCATCTTCAATGCCCGAGATCACAGTTTCTCTAGTTCAAGTTTGCGCAAGCGTGTGGTTCAAGCCGAAGTAGAAAAAGGTCTCCGTCAATCATGAAACTCTACATCAACGGTGACAGCCATGCTGCAGCCGCCGAGGCTGTGAATACCTATGCTTTTGCCGAAGACGATCACAAATTCTTGTATCTAGGTCGAGCACCGCACCCCGACAATGCTCGCGTGAGCTGGCCACGCAGGCTGGCCGATGTCATGAAGGCCACTTTGCACAACGACTCTGAAAGTGCCAGCAGCAACGACCGCATCATGCGCACCACGCGCCAGTGGTTGCAACAACATTCGAGATGGTTGCCCGAGACCTTGGTGATCATACAGTGGAGCACCTGGGAGCGCGAAGAATGGTGGATCGATGGTAGATCCTATCAGGTCACTGCATCTGGTACCGACGATGTGCCAGAAAATCACCGCGAACAATACAAGCAATTTGTGAGCCAGATCAATTGGCAGCAGACCACGAAACGAGCACATCAGCGTGTGTGGGATTTCCACGTCGAGCTCCAGAATCTGGGCGTGCGCCATGTGTTCATGAACGGCAACAATCATTTTGGTGACATTTCTGGACCAGAACAACGCGACTGGCAAGGCAGCTACATCTCTCCGTATGACCCCGCGGGCACCTATGATGCGTGGCTCAAACACAACGGATTCCACACGGTTTCTCCAAAATCCTGGCATTTTGGACGAGATGCTCATGCGGCCTGGGCCAATTTTGTGTTACAATATGTTATCGACAACCAACTCATGACATGATCTATGCGATATCTATTGATGGACACTGCCAATGTATTTTTCCGAGCCAGGCACGCGGCTTTTCGTGCCGCTGACGCTTGGGAAAAAGTCGGCTACGCTCTGCACATCACCTTGAGTTCTATCAACAAGGTGTATCGGCAGTTTCCCGCAGATCATGTGGTGTTTGCGCTGGAGGGTCGCAGTTGGCGCAAAGATGTGTATGCACCCTACAAGCGCAATCGTGCCGATGCCCGGGCAGCTCTCACTGAAAAAGAACGCGAAGAAGATCAGCTGTTCTGGGAAACCTATGATAATCTGACTAAATACTTGGCTGAAAACACCAACTGCTCGGTGATCAGACACGAGCGAGCCGAAGCTGATGACGTGATAGCTCGCTGGATAGCATTACATCCCAACGACGAACACATCATCGTTTCCAGCGACACTGACTTTGCACAACTCTTGGCCCACAACGTGCGCCAATACAATGGCATCACAGACGAGTTGATCTCCATCCAGGGCGTGTTTGACAGCAAAGGCAACCCAGTCATTGACAAAAAAACCAAAAATCCCAAAACAGTTGATGATCCACGATGGATCTTGTTTGAAAAGTGCATGCGTGGCGATCCCACTGACAATGTGTTTTCGGCTTATCCCGGGGTGCGTGTGAAAGGTACCAAAAACAAAGTGGGATTGCAAGAAGCCTTTGAAGATCGCGAGCGCCAGGGCTATGCTTGGAACAATCTCATGCTGAGCCGATGGACCGATCATGACGGACAAGAACATCGTGTGTTGGACGATTACCTCAGGAATCGAACGCTGATAGATCTCACAGCACAGCCCGATGACATCAAGCAGCTGGTGGACCAGGCCATACGTGATGGTGTCAGCCACAAGGACGTGGGACAGGTGGGCGTGAGATTCATGAAGTTTTGCGGAAAATTCGAGTTAAATCGTGTCAGTGAATCAGCCGAGCAGTTTGGGCAGTGGCTGAACAAGACATATCAAGGAGTGTTAGATGCTTAAAGCCAAGACCATCGTTCCCAATCAGTACTGGATATTGCGCGACAGTGATCGCAAGATTGGCAACATCGAAGCCAACAGTTCGGGTTATGCCATCAATTATGTGGATGGCAAGACCATGCAATTCGAGGATCTCAAGATCTTGCAACAACGACTAGACGTGGATTTTGAATCTGTGCCGCGTGTGGCCACCAAAACCACCACCAATCAAGTGCATGGCTATCCCACGAACCGTCGTCCCTACAATCCCATGTTTGATGTCAAACACCAGCTTCCGTTGTGGACATCAGAACCACGCAGTCGATCCTGGTTGGCCGCGGGATGGTATCGAGTGAGTCGCAACGGCCGCGATTGGAAAATCGTGCAATGTCCCAAACTGATCATGCTGGAAAGATATCCCTATCAAGGTCCGTTTCACACCGCTGACGCGGCACGCAAAGCATGAGCCTGCACATCTCTCGTCTCATCGACAAGATTCGCGCAGCCGAAAGCCGACAGCAACGCGACATAATACTCACCATCAACGAAGCCCGTGATCTTCACGGCGAAATCACTCGATTGTTGTTGGCCTTGGAACAGTTGCGCACTGTCCAGGTAGATCAACAAACCGTGACTGTGGAGATGCAAGGAGGGTCGTTCTAACAATCCTATGATAAATAATCATAGGAGATAATGATGAGCAGACCCAAACCTCGAATACTCACCGAGATCACAGACAAGAAAACCTATCGAACCGAACAGGTGTTAGCAGCCACTGGCATCTATGCGGTTTTCTATGACGGTGCTCCCATCAATCTCAAAACTGCCAACATGCTGGTGCAGTATCCGGGACCCAAGTACAAAAAGGTGAGTTTTTCCAACAGTGGACATGCCATTAACCTGGCTCGCAAGCTCAATAGCATGTTCCATACCGACAAGTTTTCGGTGGTGTTATTGCAACAAGGCAACACCATTTATCCCAGTGAATCACCATCGAAAAACTGAGATCACGCTTTGGGTGCTAGACAAACTGGAAATCCGGCACCATCTAGATCAAGCCTTGAATTCTTGGTATTTCAATCTCAGGAAAAATGGTGGTTTGAGATTGACGCAGGTCGGGCGACAATGTTTCGAGAAGGCCGGTGTGCAATGCTGGCGCCTTGACATCGATCCGCGAGGAATAGACAAACGCATCTTACTCGAGCTTGATCGCAAACTGGAATGGCCATACTACATAGATTTCCGGAAAAAGAGTTTGATTTTTTACAGCAGTCGCGAAGCCATGATGGCCACGCTCTACGGTGATCTCCGTGCTTGGTTGTGCGGAATCGACCAGGTTGACCAATAAATCATTTCTGTGTAAACTACAACAGAAGCATAAAAGAAAGGAAACATGCTATGAAACACGCACTTGCAGGAATCGCTGTCATTGCAGCCTTGGCTTCCGCACCGGTGCAAGCCAAAGACGGGCAGATCACAGCAGCCGTGATCGGTGGTATCATTGGTTACAGCATCGCCAACAGCCAATCCAGCCCTTATCCGGCCATGCCCGTTTATCGCGAGTCTCCGGTGTATGCACCAGCCCCGTCTCTGCCACCGGTGGTGATCAATTTTCCCACGGACCAGGGACGACATCGTCATCACGGATATCACGGATATCACGGTCATCGTGGAGCCTGCGATCCCGTGCGGGTCCCGGTGTATCGACATGGCAGGATCGTGGAATATATCCAGCACTGCTCGCGCTGATGTTGGTAAGCACTAACTAACTTTTGGGTTAGTGCTTGCTAACATGCGAGGTTGACCAGAAATTGCCATTTTCGTATAATACGAGTATGGACACTAAGAAAACACCCCGTAAAAAGCGAGCAGATCGCACACACATCGTGTACCGTATTTCGTCGGGACGTGACTTCTACATCGGAGTCACTGCCAAGACTGAGAGCACCGTGCTCAAAAGTGTGCGAGTTCGCATGAACAAGCATCTCTATCGCAGCCGTAGCGAAGACAAATCTTGGGCACTCTACGAGGCACTACGGGCTCGTGGTCCCGAATCGTTTGTGTTCGAGATCGTGGCTGTGGTGCGTGGCAAGTCGGCTGCGCACCAATTCGAGCGTGGCTTGATCCGCGAACTGAGACCCACACTCAACACCGATGTGAGAGAAAGGCAGGCAGCATGAACAAACGGATACGAGAACTTGCTGAACAGGCTGGATACCAGGAAGATATGTTTGGCATAGGACACTGGGACATGCCGGAATGTAAAAAGTTCGCCGAGTTGATCGTCAGGGAGTGTGCTGACATCGCTGATGGCCTGCTGGAAGACAACACTGGCTCAGAAGTCATGTTCCGGATCAAAGAACATTTCGGAGTCGAATGATGAATGTGTTCTTAGTGTACTACCAAGAAGCAGATTATGCTGGTGATGTGGGTCGCACGGTCTGGGATGGCGTGTACGATTCAAGAGAAAAAGCACAGGCTCGAGTAGATGAGTTGAACAAAGAAGAAGGCGTCGAAGACGCTGACTACGAACCATTTGAGGTGAAATGATGAAAGCCATATATTTTGATTCGGATTGGCCTGAAGAATTTGGTGAGACTATATTGGTTACATATGTAAGGACCGATGAACAAGAATCCGATGCTGTGCTCCGTGCTATGGAATTATATGGTCCAGATAAAGACTATTATCTGAAAGAAATAATGAGATGATGAGAACTGGACAAACCTTGAATGTTGTTGCAAGTGGTAAGGGTAAATCAATTTTTTGGAGTGAAATGATGAATTACGCCGTGGTCATTTGCCATGCAGGTGAACAGGTTCGCTTGGCTTGCGATACCATGGAACAAGCACAGATAGTGCGCCGCAGTTTCGTCAACTGGGGTGGCATGGGGTTTGATATTCGAATTGAGGTAAAGTGATGAACGAACGTATCCGAGAACTTGCTGAACAGGCTGGCTACAAACCACTATCGCCTCCGACTTTTGCTGATGAGTTGAATGAAATTTTTATGCGAAAGTTCGCCGAGCTGATTGTTAGAGAATGTGCTAACCAATGCCTGAGTGATGACAGTATGCGTATTCTAAATCATATGGGTGTAAAGGCAGAGGAATCGTGACCAAAGTCAAGACACAGACACGACAGCGCAACTGGGTGGCCAAGCACAACTTCAATCGCCCGGCACGCCATCGTAATCGCACCGATTATCAACGGCGTGCCAAGCATGCCCAAAAGTTTGACCTTAAATCCCTAAGAAAGGAAATGACATGAGCAAATTCCGCAGTTGGTATACACGACATCAAGACGCCATCACCTGGTGGATCATTGGATTCTGGACCGCGACCATGATCGACGCTGTGGCCAAACAGAACTGGAGCATGCTCGCTCTGGGTCTGCTGGTGGTTGTCAGTAACTGGTTCTTTTACAGCCATCGATTGGTGGAACAATGATAGAGATTCCGGGACTTAATGCACTGCAACGCGACTTGTGCGATCGCATCTGGAGCATGGAATCCAAGGAAGAGATCGAGTCTTGGTTTGATACCTTGCCTAGGAATGTGCAGATACAAGCCTATGCCATGCTCAATCTCATAGTGGCCGAGATGCTGGACCAAGAAGATCTCGATCTCACCACCGCCAACCTCGTGATCGAACGTGTGAAATCATGCTGATGTATCAAGAGATAGTGGCCTACAATCAGGCCCGGCGCAGGCTCTCCAACTCGAATTATGCCTGGCTGCAAATCGATCACACTCGAGAAAGCGACAAGTTGTTGGCGTTCACTGCCGAGAAACATGCACGCATCGAAAGCCAACACAATTTCAACTGGCTGATCCAGCAGGCTCGAGAGCTTGGTGCCAGTGTGTTGGTGTTCACTCCCAACATTGTGCAATTACTGGGACGAAAACTCAACGACCGTGTGTTAGACACAGTGTGGTGCCAACAATGGCAGAAAGACTATCAGGACTTTCTCAATCGCGAATACCGCACCCATACCATCATGCGTCAAGACACCGATCTTGGATCAGTGGCTGTGTTCCGGGACTACAATCTCACCATGACCATGCCAGAATATCAAGGCGTGTACGACGTTGGCACCGAACAACGCATGACAAATCGTCGACACACCATCGAAGTGTTTTGGCAATACGGGTTCACAGCGCGGCGTGGCCGGCCGCTCAATGTGGGCGACCTCAACTGGAGCGGTCAGAGAAACGAGATCGAAGAGATGTGTGAGTTGGCTGATAGATACTGGGACCGGACACGCAACAGCGAGGTGGCCCGCAAGTTTTGCAGTGCCTATACTTCCATCAATCGCTATCATGCCTGGCCCGGCCATTGGTGACATTGTCACAATTTGATCGGTGTTTTTTCGTAAATACTTGTCAAGGAGGAGTGAGCCATGAAACAGCGCAAGTTGATTCGACGGTTGTACGAGGCTTGCTTCGCCCACGACACAGAAAGATTAGCCCAGCTCCGTGAACTGGAGTTTGCTAAGATCCTGAAACGCCGGGCCGAAGGCAAGCAGTTCGACGCCAAATGGACCTTGGTACGGATCTAGATGATATCTACCAGGTTGTCTCGGAAAATGGACCAGCAGTGATGCCAGGTCCATTTTTCACTGCTGGCCTGCACGACTGATCTATCCAAACTCAGGCAACGCCGGATGGCCTCGGCGAGGTCTTCGCCCAAGTAACCATTCACTCCTGGTTCCACGATGTCCAGGGGCCCTGGACACGGATGACCGGCCACGGGAGTGCCTACGCTGAGACTTTCGATCATGACTATGCCAAATGTGTCAGTGAGGCTGGGGAAAGCAAACACATCGGCCTGGGCATAACAGTCGGCCAATGCTGATCCGGATCTATAACCCGGGAATCGAACTCTACGATAAGTTTGCTCCAGTCGCGCACGATCGGGGCCATCGCCCACTATGGTGATGTCAAATTCGTCCTGCAGTCTGCATAGTTCGTCGAGATTTTTTTCCACACTGATCCTGCCCACGTTGAGAACTCGTGGTCTTTGATTGAACCGACGCTCGTGTTTCCAGGGCTGACTGGGGCGCAGGTGATCTCGGTCCACACCGCGAGTCCAGGCCCGGATGTCTCCACGGAACCCTCGATCCTGTAGTTCTCGCACCATGGTGTCGGTGGTGGTGAGCACACGACCTGAATGCTTGTGGAACCAACGCAGATAACGATAGGTCCAGCTCACAGGTATGCCATACATTTTATGCACGAATTCCGGGAACCTTGTGTGATAGCTGGTGTTGTAACGCCAACCACGATGGTCTAACCAAAGCCGCGCCGCAAGACCCAGCGTCCCTTCAGTAGCGATATGCACATGATCCGGAGCGATCTCAAGTATCCGCCTACCAATGCCACGCGGCCAAGAGACCTTGACTTCAGGGTAACCAGGGCAATCGCAATGAGGGAACTGCCCGGGGTCAAGATAAACAACATCGTAACCATCACTGCCAGCAACACGTTCGAGATTGCGGAAAGTAGTGACCACGCCATTTATCTGCTCCGGTAGATTGTCGGTGACGATCAGGATCGTTTTTCGCATCGTCCCTCCATTCGAAAATTGTCAAACTTCAAACGATAGGTCATGGTGGACAACACCTGTTCGCAGGTGGCTTGATCCGCGAACGTGAGTTCTACACGACCGGGAATGTCTCGGGGATTATTGACGTGCACCGCTATCAATATCATCAACCACATCATCATGCTCCCGTGTCCAAGTCACGATTTCCCACTTGCCATCTAGATGCTCGACCAGGGCTGTGCAACTTTCCACCCAGTCGCCGTCATTCATGTATACCACTCCATCAATGTTTTTGATCTCAGCATGATGAATATGTCCACAGATGACTCCGTCAAAACCGCGTTTTCGGCAGTAGGCCGCGAGATTTTGTTCGAACTGAAACATGAAGTCCACGGCCTTCTTGACACGATGCTTGAGAAACTTAGACAGGCTCCAATAACCAAAACCAAATCTACGACGTATCCAATTGAACTTGGAATTGAGAGCCAGGATGAAATCATATGCGCGATCTCCAAGAAACGACAACCAGGGCGCCAATCTGGTGATACCGTCGAAGAGATCTCCGTGTGTCACGAGATATCGGCGTGAATCTAGTCCCACGTGTTCGGCTTGGTTGACGACATTGATACGTCCGAACGTGAAGCCCAGCGGAATCATTGGTCGCAAGAACTCGTCGTGATTACCGGCCACGTACACCACATGTGTACCGCGTTTGGCATGTCCCAACACTCGTCGTACCACATTGGTGTGACTCTGTCGCCAACGCAGTTTGTTCTGTTGCATTTTCCAACCATCAATGATGTCGCCCACGAGATACAAGGTGTCACAGGAGTTGTGTTTGAGGAAATTGTTGAGCTGTTCGGCTTTGCAGTCCCGAGTACCCAGATGAACATCGCTGATGAATATGGCACGATAACGCATGTCCATTTATTTAACCAGAAGGTGGCACCGATAACTCACAGGATAAGTATCACAAAAATGTAACACTGGCTTGACTTAAATATCTCGATACTGTATACTGTGAACATGGGCCTTTAGCTCAGTTGGTTAGAGCAGGCGACTCATAATCGCTTGGTCGGGGGTTCAAGTCCCTCAAGGCCCACCAAACAAAACACATACCATGACCGATCAAGACAAAAAACTCAAAGTAGAATTTGCGCCCGGATGTTTCGACGACTTCGATGGCACACAACAAGAACTGGACGAATTGGTGGCCGAAATACATCGATTGGTCGAAACCGGCGAAATCTTCGAAAACAGTGTGGATCTCGACATCGAAGATCTCGAGGATGCACGACAGCAATTACTGGATCAGGATGTTCAGCCCAGGCCACGCACTCGACAGTAAAATAAAACACATAGTCGCTGCCGGTTCAAGTTTTACCGCAGACGGTCGCGGTGGTGTGCCTTTACAGGGCAACAGTTTCTTTCCCGATGGTGCAGTCCCGCGTACATGGGCGTCATGGTTGGCAAAATGGTGCCAAGCTCAAAGCATGATCAACCTGGCCGCCAGTGGCCACGGAAACATGCTCACTGCATTGGCCCTGCCTTGGATACTAGAACACTGTGATTATGATCCCGACCATACCTTGGTGCTGGTGCAGTTTACCACCAAACCTAGATACGATGAGATGTGTGTGTGGGACCACCCACATCGCAGTCCACATGTGCCTTGGACACAACAAGATTTGCCGTTCACGTTCCTAGATCGCAGTCATGCCGACGAGATCTTGCGTGCCCAAGACATTGACATGATCGAATGGCAGAACTTGCAGGCCGCGAGATCCTGCCTGGCTTGGCTGAGCCAGAGTCCCTGGCGCTGGCGAGCAGTGATAGACCAGGGCAACATAGGCGTCGATCATGCTTGGTTGGATCCCATGGCCATGCTTGACCGGTCTCGAGATCTCGACGATGTCACAGCCGATCAACATCCCGGTGATCGAGCGCACAGAGCGATCGCTGAAAAAATTTTTGATACTCTTTGATCATGAACAAGCCCGATCTCGAACGCGACTTGCTCGGCACCGATTGGATATTGACCAAAGTGCGTGACAATCCTGTATACGCACAAAAACTTTACAGTGCCTTGTGCAACCAACGGTTCCAAAAAATCGAAGTCATGCCCATACTCCTGGATCAGGAATGGTCGTGTTCGTGGCGTTATGCCGGGGGCATCATCGCGGAGATGTTGGGGCAAGGTGACTATATTGATTGGTATTGCAGTGGCAACGAAGGCTTGATCGATCCCGAGATCGCTGTGGATTTGCGAGAATTGGGATGGACTGTGTTGAAAGATGAATGAATGGTACGAACTCTGTTTGTGGGATTACACCGCCGGTCAAGTCAGCGACTTGGTGAGAGACATACAATCAACCTTTGGCATCGATCGCGATGAATTCGAATTCAAATTCCGGCCAGCCTGGGTCAATGAACAGGATCTTGTTGTTTCCCAACATCGTAGATCCGTGGTTTTTCGATTCCGGGACCCGGCCATCATCACATGGCTGAAACTGAAACTGACCTAGAACACGAGCTGTGGCGCCAACTGCGTGGCATACGCAGAGTGGTGATCAATGCCTGTCATGGTGGATTCAGTCTCAGTCACGAAGCCATCCTGCGCTGGCATGAACTGCAAGGTATTCCAATCTACCATCATTGTTTGCCCGACAGCACAGTGATGCTGTATTATCGTGATCCCACGGATATCAAAAATTCAACATGGAGCGATGACGACATAGAGCGCGACGATCCTTATCTGGTGCGAGTGGTGCAGGAAATGGGCAGTGATCGCGCAGGTGGACCATATTCAATGCTCAAGATCGTGGAAATCCCCGAATCCGTGACCTGGGAGGTGCACGACTACGACGGCATGGAGTGGGTGGCCGAAAAGCATCGCACATGGTCTTGATCTGTGTTAAACTGAGTTTAACGATTCCAAGGATAGGATATGGCCACCAAACAGCAAAAACAAGAACTGATAGAAGCATTGAAGTTCACCCCTAGAGAGATCAGTATCATGCTATCCGGTTACGGCGGCGAAATAGTCATGGGTCGCGTGAGCCGGGAAGCCTACAAGTGGTGGAATCAACGCGACGATGTCTCCATCGATGACTGGGTCTGGGGCTGGAATTGGGAAGATGAGCATCCTGACATAACAGTGCCCGAGCATGCGCAGTTCGTTGGCAACGGTGAGTGGCATGACTGTGATGATCTCGCTCATGAATCGGGTGTAGAAATCGGTGGGTCGTGCTGGATCACGGTCACTGATCAACTCACCGGAGAAACTATTTTAGAATCCACCCTGGATCACCACGCACTGGAATCACATGGCATCGAGTGCGAATGCATGGGCAGTACCGAACGCGACGAAGCCGGTGTTGGCAACGCAGTGTTCGTGGGACAGAGTATCGAAAAGGGTGTGTTTTTTGAAGCCACCGTGACCATCACCCGCCCATTTGATCCCAGTCAACTGCGTCTTGGGTATTGGAGCATCGATGACTGGAATATTTGTCAAAGCGTGGAATACTGTGGCGAAGAGTTGGAGGGCACCGATGCATACAGCACCAACGGCAAAGGCAGCGAATGCTGGTTGGAGTACATCGGCGAAAACCCCGACACCGATCCCTACGATGAAAAAACAGTGTGGGCTCCAAACCAACTCAGTGAATGGCATGCCATAGATTCTAGTTTTCCACAACATCCCGGCTGCTATCAAGTGCGAGAAAATGAGTGGGGGTTTGTGAGGCGCGCCTTTTTTGTGGACGGTGCATGGGTAGATCACGATGGTAAAAAGCTAGACGCTGACATCAACGCCTGGCGCGGACTGCGCGAGCCGGTATAATTTTTCCCGGATCAAGGTGGCAATAAGTATGTAGATATTGCCGAGGATGACATGATCAAATTCTGGTTCGATCGTTACCGTGTAAACCGCCCCAGTCATAGAATACGGGCTCGACTACCAGCCGAAGAATTGCAGAGGCAGGGTTACAACTCTGCCGTGGTCAGTGACTTGAACCAAGTCACTGCCGGTGACATGGTGATCATCACCAAAGACAGCCGACCCGAGAGCCTGCACAATCTCCGTGCCCGTGGTGCAGTGGTAGGATTCGATCTCTGCGACAACAAATTCGATGAACCCGAAGAAGGCGACCTCTATCGTTTGATGTGTCGCGAAGCCGACTTTGTGACCGCCAATACTCCCACCATGCAGCAAGTGGTCAAACATCACACCGGCCTGGACAGCATGCTTTATATCGATCCCGTGGATCATCCCCGAGGTGAGGCACGGGCCCGACCCAACAACATACCCCTCAAAATGGTTTGGTATGGTGGTCGTAGCAGTATCAAGTACGTGGGTTGGGAATCAGTGATGCGTGATCTCCACAAGTTGACTGTGCCCTGGGAACTCACTGTGATCTGCGATCGCGTCAACAAAGTACAACCGGGATTTTCGCGCGATTGTTTGGACCCGGCCAGTCGCGTCAAGTTCCAGGAATGGAGTTGGGATATGCAACAACAATGCGTGGATGAATGCGACATTGTTTTGATCCCCATAACCAACGGTGATGATCGCACACGACGCCGGACCGTGACCAAGAGCCACAATCGTTTGGTGGATGCGATATCACAAGGAAGATGGGTGATCAGTTCTTCGATACCCAGCTACGAGATTTTGGCCAATTACTGTTGGCTGGGCGATGTGCTGCGCGGAGTTCGTTTCTATCTCGAGCAACCACAACGAGTGGTAGAACGCATCCAACAAGGTCAGCAGTGGATACAAGAAAATGCTTCGGTGCAGGTGGCAGCTGGCCAACTCATCGACATCTATAACAAGACAAGGAAATAGCATGAGCAAAACTGTGTTGGTAACTGGTGGTGCCGGATTTATAGCCCACCATCTCATTGACAAGATACTGGGAGAAACCGATTGGCGTGTGGTCACCTTGGATCGATTAGATTACAGCGGAAATCTCAATCGACTCAACGAAGTGGTCATGAGCCATCCTGTCAGTGAGCGACAACGAGTTCGAGTGGTACATCATGATCTCAGAGCCGAACTCAATCCACAGATAAGGGCCATGATCGGCAAAGTAGATCTCATCGCGCATCTAGCAGCCGGATCGCACGTGGATCGCAGCATCCAATATCCCATGGAGTTCGTGCAAGACAATGTGGTGGGCACTGTGAATCTCATGGACTATGCTCGTAATTTAGACAGCCTGGATCTATTCGCATACTTCAGCACCGACGAGATCTTTGGACCTGCACCACCTGGTGTGGCCTATCGCGAAAACGATAGATACAACAGCACCAATCCCTATTCGGCCACCAAGGCCGCTGCCGAAGAGATGGTGGTGGCCTATGAAAACACCTATGGTCTTCCGGCCATCATCACGCACACCATGAACGTGTTTGGTGAACGGCAGCATCCAGAAAAATTCATACCCTTGTGCATCAAGCGTGTGCGCGATGGCGAGACCATACACATACACAGCAACCCCGAACGCACACAGGCCGGCAGTCGTCATTACATACATGCCAAAGACGTGGCCGATGCTTTGATGTTTTTGTATCGCAGCGATCTCAGCAAACTGCCAACCGACTATGGCGGCGCCAAGTGCCAGAAATTCAACATCGTGGGTGCCAGCGAGATTGACAATCTCAGTCTAGCCAAATTCATCGCCCAGTGCCAGGGACGTGACCTCAAGTTCGAAATGGTGGATTTCCATAGCAGCCGTCCCGGGCATGACCTACGCTACGCATTGGATGGAACCAAGATGCGTGATCTAGGCTGGCAGCCGCAGCCGGTGTTTGATCGCTTGCAACAAGTGGTGAGCTGGACATTGGAAAACAATCGATGGCTCAAGATCTAGCCAGCCGCGTCACAGAAGTGGCCCAGCAAGGCGGCGTGGTGCGGCTGCATCTGGGATCAGGTCCGGTGATCATGCCGGGATGGATCAATGTGGACGGAGATTACATGAGCCATCATCCCGATGTGATCATCCATGACATCACCCAGCCCTTGCCCTTGCCCGATGGCTCGGTGCATGAGATACTTTCGGTGCATGTGATCGAACACATCATGCCGCATCTGGTGCCTGTGATGTTGCAGGATTGGTTGCGTGTGCTTGAGCCTGGTGGATGCGTGGCCGTGGAATGGCCCGATCTCTTGAAGATATGCCAACGCATCGTAGAAGATCCCAGTTGTTTGTATTCTACCGAACCCAAGACCATGAAGGCCACTATCGCCGGGATTTTTGGAAATATCAGCAAGTATCGAGACGTGGCCATGTTGCATAAATGGGGCTACTCTGCCGAAAGCCTTTCGGTGTTGATGAAACGAGCAGGGTTCCAGCGTGTAGAGACACAAGAAAATCATTATCGAAAAAGCAAGGTGGACAGCCGAGTGGTGGGCTACAAATGAAGCATCGACGTTTGGGCGAAGTAGGACGTCGTGGCTGGTTCATTGGCGACTACCCCGAGGCTGTGATACCGAGCAAGCACGTGGAAATCTGTTATGTCGAGGAAGGGCCGGGTCCGGTACCGCCTCACTATCATCGCGTGTGTTCCGAGATCGTGGTCATTGTGTCAGGGCATGTGCAGTATCAGGGAAAGGTCTATTCCGATCGTGACATACTGATACTCGAACCCGGTGAAGTCAACGACATGATCATGCTGGACCGTTGCCAGATCATCGGTGTCAAAATGCCGGCCGGTGGTGATGACAAGGTGTATGTCTGAGCTCATCAGCGACCAATACCGCCGGCAACTGGAAAAACTGCATCAAGGTGCCAGCTTTGGCAAGCGGCGGAAAATGCCGTTGCATCTAGCCGAGTTTATACAAAACGTCAATCCAGCATCTATCATAGATTTCGGATGCGGCAAAGGCAATCTCGTGTCCACGTTGCGAGATACATTTCCCAACATTTCGGTGCGTGGATATGATCCTGCTGTGCGAGAACATTCGGCATCCATAGACGATGTCAAGGTGGATCTCTTGATCAGCACCGATGCATTAGAACATGTGGAACCCGATCACATCGATCACACACTGGCATGGTTGAGGGATCGCAGTCGTTACATATATCATCTCATAAGCCTGGCACCGGCCAAGCGTCGTTTGCCCGACGGAAGGAACGCTCATCTCATCCAAGAATCTCCCCAATGGTGGCGTGCAAAGTTCCTGGATTTGGGGTACGAGATCCTCGGCGAAGACTATCGTGAATTCGAAAAAACTCCATCGGGTTGGACCAAACCGTTGCCGGTGCGACACTACATGATCATGGCACAAACTATTGAGTCTATAAAAAAATAATATTAAGAATACACGGAAATCAGTTGATTTCTATGATATATAAGTGTACAATTTATTCATGCGGCGCACAAAGTTTCGCATGACTCAACCTCAACCCGAAAGGAAACACAATGAAAACTGTAGGACAGAAACTCTCCCCCTTTGCCATCACCGGCGTCAATCCCGGCAAAGACGATTTTTTCACCATCACCGAAGATAGCTTCGCCGGCAAGTGGAAAGTGATCGTTTACTACCCCAAGGACTTCACATTTGTTTGCCCCACAGAGATCGTGGCCTATGACAAACTGTTCCAAGACTTTGCGGACCGTGATGCTGTGCTGCTCACAGGTAGCACAGACAACGAGTTCTGCAAACTGGCCTGGCAGGCATCTCACGAAGATCTCCGGAAGATCCGGCACATCCAGTTCGCTGATACCCAACGCAACGATCTCAGTCTGATCCAGCAACTGGGCGTGTTCTATGCCCCCGCTGGTGCTGCCTTGCGTGCCACATTCATTGTCGATCCCGACAATGTGATTCAGCACGTCACTGTGAACAACCTCAACGTGGGTCGCAGCCCCGAAGAGACCTTGCGTGTGCTGGATGCCCTGCAGACCGGCGAGCTCTGTGCCTGCAATCGCACAGTTGGCGGTGAGACACTGTAATCATGCTCGAGACCATATGTGACACCATGGTCGAGGCTTACCGTCGCAATTGGATCACCAGTCGCGACGGTAATGTCAGCATCCGGCATCACGACCGAGATCATTTTTATATCACTCCTTCTGGAGTTCGTAAGCAGACCCTGCAGCCCGATCAGTTCAAGAAGATTGGGTTGATGCCTGATAGCACTTGGAGCGAGTTGCCCTATACCGACATCAGCGCCCAGCTACGACCCAGCGGCGAAATACCGTTGCACTTTGGTCTCCAGAAGATGATGGGTCAGCACAGTCATGATGTGCGAGTGGTCATGCATTTCCATCCCACTTATTGTGTGGCTGCCATGCATGCTGGCATCGAGTTGGCAAACATAGCCACAGACTTTCCCGAGCTGAGTCGCTACACCCGAGTTGGCAAGAATGTCGGCGATGTTGCTCCCATCAGCCAAGAACTGGCAGATCAGTGTTTTGCTAGTTTCAAACTGAACAGCCGGGGATTCATCGACTGTGACATCGTGGGTATCAAGGGTCATGGTGTGGTTGCCGTGGACACCAGTCCCTGGCGTGCGTTCGAACACATCGAGCGTCTAGAGCATATCTGCAAAATCGTTCTTGTATCGAAAGGATATCAATCATGAGCTATAGAGAACAATTTGAATACCTCAAACAATATCACTGCCCCACGTGCAGGAAAGGAAAATAACATGACACAATGGGTAGACCTACTCAAAGAAAACAGCATTCCTGAATACGCCAAGGATGCTCGACTCAACATCGACGCTGTGATCAAGCGTTCGACCATGCCGGTAGAAGAAGCCGAAGCCTGTGCCCTGGCCGCGGCCTTTGCCACTAGCAATTCCAAGTTCTGGACCTGGTTGCATGCTCAACTGGAAAACCGAGTAGAAGCTGACGCTGCTCTGGCTGCCGCAGTGACCATGGCGCAGAACAATGTGTGGTATCCCTATGTGGAAATGGCCGCTGACGATGCATTGTCAGGCTTGCCCGCACAGCTCAGGATGAATGCCATCATGTCACACGGTGGCACCACCAAGGCCAGATTCGAGGCCTACAGCTTGGCAGCAAGCATCGTGGGCAAGTGTCATTTCTGCGTGAAAGCACACTACGATACCTTGAAGAAAGAGGGCTACACTGTAGAGCAGCTCAGAGATATCGGTAGGATCGCTGCGGTGATGACGGCAGTGAGTCGCGTGATCGCCAACTAACAGGAACCGCCCCCGCGGCGGTTCTTTCCGCTAAATATCAATGTTCCCTTGATTCGTGAGATCGCGATCTCACCGGATCGCCTCGATGAAAAACATCTACATTTTCCAACCACAATACGATGTTGATTATCGCGGAGACAAACAATACTGGATCCCGTACAGCGCAGGCACGCTCTGGGCCTATGTGAGCCAGTTTGATGACATCCGCGACAACTTCTGCCTGGCTGACATCATCTTCCGTCGCGAAGACCTTGATCAGGTGCTTGCTCGCATGGAAGATCCGGTATTGTGCGCATTTAGTTGCTATCAATGGAATCGCACCTACTGTCTGACCGCAGCACAACGCATACGTCAGCGTTGGCCTGGATGCTTTATAGTGTTTGGCGGTCCTGAAACCACGCTGGGGTTCCTGGATCATGATTACATAGACACCGTGGTCATGGGCGAAGGTGAGCTTGCGTTCCGAGACATACTGCAATCATTGTCAAAATCACAGACACCCGAAGATGTTTATCGGCGTGAGCGCATCGAAAACCTAGATATACCCAGTCCCTATGCCATGGGCATCTTTGACCCATTGATACAGCGGCATCCTGATGCGCTGTGGGCCACCACCCTAGAAACCAATCGTGGTTGTCCATTCTCTTGCACCTTTTGCGATTGGGGATCGGTGACCTACAGCAAGATCAAGCGTTTCAGCCTTGAGCGTGTGCGCGAAGATCTAGACTGGATCAGTCGCAACCCCATCACCTATGTCGTGTGTGCCGATGCCAACTTTGGCATCTTCAAAGAACGAGATCTCATAATAGCCGAGATGGTGTCAGAGGCCGGTCGCAAGAATCCAAGATTCGAAGTTTTCAATGCCACTTTCAACAAAAACAACAACGAGTGGAGTTTCCGGATACTGGAAGCACTGGGCGAACTCAATCGCGGATTCACTGTGAGCGTGCAGAGCATGAATCCCGACACCTTGCGTGCCATCAAACGCGACAATCTCGGCATCAATGATCTAGAAAAAATCTTCCGGCTCGCCCGTGAACACGGTGTCACCAACAGCTACACCGAGCTCATACTGGGTTTGCCATTGGAGACCAATCGCACGTTCCGCAAGTCTATCTGTGACTTGTTAGAACTGGGCCAACATGGACAGATCGAAGTCTATTTCACCGATTTGTTGGTCAACAGCGAGCTTGGCAATGCCCTCACCAAGCGCACTTATGGTATCAAAACTGTGCGCACTCGCAGTTATCTCACGCTCACCGACCCCGAGCACGACGATGGGTTGGGTGACGAGATCGAAATCGTGTGTGCCACCAGCACCATGAGCACTGCGGAAATGGTGGATGCCTACATGTTTGGTTGGTTGGTGATGAACTTGCATCATCAAGGCTTCAGCCAAGTCGTTTCGAAATATCTGAGACATCATGGTCACAGCTACCACGACATCTATCACGCCATCGAAGTCGATTTCAAAACACACCACACACTGGGCAGGATCTGGAGCAACACTCGAGACATGATAGAAAAATTCCTCACCACCGGCGAGCTACCACCCGGGAGGTTCGCTCACAACATGATACTCAACAGCGCTCGCAGCATCTATGATCACAAAACAGATGTGTTTGCACTCTTGGATTCGGTGATGCAACGATTTTCTTGTCACGATCACAGCATATCAAAACTGCAAAAACTCATGATTTTTGATGCCAATCACTGCTATCCCATGGAGATTTCGCTGGATACCGATCCCAACGATTTTGAGTCCAGGACATCCACCTGGATGATCAGCAATCGATACCAGGACAGTCTACAGCATTTCGAGGATGCTTACTACAATCTACGGCGCAAAGGCGCTCTCAAAAACCGTGTGGTAGAAATCGCATCGCGCTCTTTGACATAAATATGTGTATATTCTGAGAGAACACATGGCCTACGTCGTAAACAATTCACGCGGACAAGTTATCGCTGTAGTACAAGATGGCACCATCAATACCAACGCTACCAGCGTGACATTGGTGGGCAAAAACGTCACTCCCTACGGCGAATACGAGGTAGAAAACCTCGTCAAAACCCTGGAAAACTTTGCCGACGACACACCGCCCATCAACGCCATCGAAGGGCAGCTATGGTGGGACACTGGCACAGATCAGCTCAAGGTCTGGACCGGTGACGCCTGGTCCGTGGTGGGATCGGTGATTGTGAGTCCGATCACACCGTCGGGCACCATCAACGTGGGCGATCTCTGGTTCAACAGCAACAATTATACCATGCAGATCTATGCCGAGACCATGTCGGGGTTCCAGTGGATACCGGTGTATGTGATTCCCATAACCAATACCGAACCCACCTCTGGCATCGATGGCAGCCTTTACTACAACAATGTCAGCAACCAACTGTTCATACGCAGCGGTGGAGCCTGGCAGCTGGTGGGACCTGACAATCTCCTGGGCTATGGTACCACGAGATGGCAGAGTCAACTGCTTTTGGATGTGTCTAGCATACCAAGGCCAGTGATCATCGGCTACGTGAATGGTGTAGCACAGTCCATACTCAGCAACACTGAATTCACTATCCGTGCCGATGTGCGCCCCACTGGATTCGAAGACATCAAAATCGGTCTCAATCTCAGTGCCACGGGCATGCTGCAGGGTCGAGCTTCCTCGGCCGATCGATTGGCCACACCACGCACCATCAACGGTGTAGAGTTTGATGGTACCGGCAACATCGTGATTCCCACCGACGGCGTCACTGAAATCGGTATCATCGCCGGCCCGGGCATATCGGTGGGCAACAGTCCGGTCACTAGCTCGGGCAATATCACCATCAACAACACCGGTGTCACCAGCCTTTCCGTGGGCGCCGGTCTACGAGCCACTGCCACCACAGGACAAGTGGGCATCGTCAACACCGGTGTGTTAGATGTTCAAGGCGGTGAAAATGTCATAGTGACATCGGCCAACGGCATAGTCACTGTGAGTGCACCTGGTGTGCGCGGTCCACAAGGTCCCATTGGACCGCAAGGTCCTGCAGGACCGCAAGGCCAAAACGGTCAAAACGGAGATCGATATCTTTGTTCCAGCAGCACCGAGCTCGAGCTATTTGCTGGAAGTTCCACGCGAGTGGTGTTTGTGCCACTGGGATTGGCATACAGTCCTGGCCAGAGTGTGATCGTTGCCAACAGCGCCTCCAATTATTTCGAAGGCACGGTGCTAAACTACAGTGCCAGCAACGGACGCTTGGAGTTTAGACCAGTCAATGTTTTTGGAAGCGGTACTTACAGCTCCTGGACCGTGAACCTGGGTGGTGCTACCGGACCCCGCGGTCCACAGGGCGAAACTGGTGCCACTGGACCACGAGGCACAGCCGGTCCGGCTGGAGATCGATACAGTTCTACCAGTTCGACTCCTTTGATGGTGGGCAACGGATCGCGCAGTTTCTACGTGGGCGTGGGCTACAGTTACAGTATCGGTCAGTATGTGGTCATCAGTAATTCGCCCAGCATTTACATGGAGGGTCGGGTCACTGCCTACAACAGTTCATCGGGACTGATAACAGTAGAGGTATCTACTTCACGTGGCAGCGGTACTTACAGTTCATGGAGCGTAAATCTAGCTGGATTGCCGGGACCACAGGGTGCCACGGGACCACAAGGACCAGAAGGACCCATGGGGCCGCCCGCCCAGGCCGCAGGTCCACAAAACAGTTTCCAATACAATGCTTCGGGTGCGTTTTATGGTGCCAGTCGTGTGCTGTATGAAAGCTCGGGAGGAAGACAATTCTTCACTGTCACCGGCGACAGCAGCGACGATGCCGGGGTGTTTTACCGCAAGAGCGGTGTGGCACAACTAGCCGGCACTGGCATAGTCAAAGAGTCTACCAACTACTTCGTGGCCGGCTGGATAGGTTCTACGGGCAGTAAAATTGGCATCGAACCCGGTGTCAACGGCAACATCCAACTCGAGGTGCAATCTGGCGGAAGAGTCAAATTGCCACAGGCCAGTCAAGTATCAATACTGGGCGGTGCCAATGGACAGTTACTCAGCACCGATGGCAACGGAAACCTGCGTTGGGTCACTGTGGGCGGCAATGAATGGAACGGCAATCTCACCTCTCCCAGCGGTTGGGCCAGGGCTTCCAATGGATTGACGTTCCAGTGGGGGCGTGCTGTGACCGGCAGTGCCGGTCGTACCAGCATTGTTTTTCCTGTGACATTTACGCAGGCCTGTTTTTCGGTACAGATCATGGAACTCAATGCACAAGGATGGGCAGCTTCATCGTCGACGTCTGAGCCCACAGTGTATGGAACTTACAATCCTCCCACTCGTAGTGGATTCACAGCCCAAGGCGTGCGTGTCAAATCAGCGTCAGGCACTGCACCAGGTGAATCTGGTTTGAGTTTTCAATGGTTCGCTATAGGATTCTAAACACCGATTTTTGCCAAAAGTGGTTGACAAGGTATAAATAAACTCATACAATAGATGCTATGATGACTTCAACACTATCACTGATATCCAAATTGCATGGTTGCCAGATCCAGGTGATGCCAGCCTATTGGCCCACATCAGGATCCACCTTCCGTGCGATTGAGAATAGTGATCATGGGGGGTCCAGGTAGATCGAATTGTAGCACCAAATCTATCAGGACCCTGGAACTAAACACTCCAGGGTTTTTTGTTTTACGCGCCCGGCAACGAGGGCCAGACGGCGCGCAACAAATGGTCAAACGGGCGGAGTCTGGGATGAACATCGCGGCGGTAACGCGATCAGTAAAATCAGCAGGCAGGGGACGGCCCTGCGATGTGGAGACTGTGCGGTTGACCAATAATTGGTGATTTGCTATACTGGCAGAACAGTAAGCAATGCGCTCTTTAACAACATGCACAGCGTGGCCCAGAAGTTGGGCCACCATATTGAAGCACATTCGACACTGCGGCGTTCTGTCCATCCCTGTTTCGAAGCAGGATATCGCCAAGCATTTCAAACCCCGGTCGCTCCGGTCTGGTGCCTAAAAAAGAGATGGATGAGTGTGTTTCAATATGGGAGTAAGTGGGGACCGAAAAGTCCTCGGGCTGATCCCAGACGCTGCGACTCCGACAGATCGTGATCGGATAGGCCTGACAGCACCTCAACGCTGTCACCATATTAGAGCACCGCGTGAGACGGCATTGGTGTGCTGGAACCTTGAGAAAGGTATCGCTTGACTGGTTCGAATCCAGTGTGCTCTAATATGGTAGAGAGTCAATGTTAAAAATGGGTATTCAGAGTATCCGTTCTTGAAAGGTGCAAATCCTGAAAGGGTGTAGTTGGGCGTGTTGCCTGAGCAAAGGTTGGATATCACCCAATCGCTATACACTGCATAGAGCCAAGTGACAACAACATGGACTCGCCATACACGGTCGAGGTGCACCCGATCATTTCTAAAGGTCACTGACACATCGGAAAGACGGTGACCATAGTGAAGCACATTGCTCTCAGCAACACAGAGCATCCGCGGAGAGGACTGATCACGCTGGATTATTCATCCAGGCTGCACATTCGACGACTCAGCAGTGTGCTTCACTATGGTTCCTGTTCCCTGCGGCGGACTGTAAATCCGTTGCCTTAATATGCAGGGTGGCTGGCGGTTAGGTTCGATTCCTTCAGGGACCACCATAATTATAGGTAAGCGACGATACTGGTATCGTCTATGGACGCATAGACTATGCGGGTCCTCCCAGCCGGGGACGGATCCTGATATAACAGACCTCGGCTTCGGCGCACTTAGCGGTGTATGCCCAAATTGGTGTTTCTCGTCGCTTACCTATGATTGGTCTCAAAGTGTTCATGGACGCACACCAGCCTGTCACGCTGGCAGAAGGGGATCGTTACCCCTTGGGACCGCCAAGTTTTGCACCCATCATCTAGTGGTTAGGATATCGCCCTTTCACGGCGAGTACACCGGTTCGAATCCGGTTGGGTGTACCAATAGCTGTCGCGGGATGGAGAAGCGGCAACTCGCCAGCCTCATAAGCTGGAGATCGCAGGTTCGATTCCTGCTCC